AGTATAGTACATAATCCATAAGATATCAATGTCCTCGTTCCAGTTTGAGTAGTTCCAGCATATCTCAAGGTAACTGATGATGCAATAATGCTGAGAGCTCCTGAAGAAGTATTATAAATTGTAACAGCATCTCCAGTACTAAAAGTTGAAGTGCCAAGTGTAATATCACTAGATGTAGATATTACTTTTCCAGCATCAGAAGCAACTAATGTATACGCAGTGCTTTTACTATTTAAAGGGATTTTTCTTAATTCACCTTTTGAATCATAAACTTCTGTCGAAGTTAATCTTCCAGAAGATGGATTATATGTAAGTTTTGAAGATGAAATATTTAATTCCGCAGTAGAATCTGTATTTGAATCAAAAACAGGATAGAAAGTAGCATCTGTTGAAGTATCATCAGTGATACTAGAAGAAGAATGTGCCGTTACTGAAGTGAATGCCCAAGTATTAATAGTAGATGTACTACTGTGTGGTGATTGATAAAATCTTAAATATACTCCTTCATATGATTGGGCACCAGATGGTATAGATCCTTGAATTAAAGTCCATACATTACTTGTAAGAGAAGCGTATGATGCTGTAGCAAGGGTAAACCAATTAACATTATCTCTCGAATATTGAAGAACCAAATCATCGAATGGAGTTTCTCCCCATCCCCCACCTCTGTTAGCATAAAATCTAACTGTTCCAAATGGGGCAAGAAATACCCTGGATGCTGTTTGAATGATTCTATTAGCACCATACCACCCTGGATAAGTATTTCTTCCAAATACACCTATTTTAGTCGTTGTTGTTATTGTAGTACTCAAAGTATTCATAGATGTAACATCACTTGGAGTAGTTATTTCTGCATTTGTTCTAGTTGAATTAGAATATAAAGTAACTGAATCTGAATTAGTTAAATCAAGTACAGTTCCTGCGGTTGGTCTAGGATCGGAAATTCGATCATCTTCTTCAACAATAGGAATAATTGAAGTAAATGCCCAGGTATCTAAAACGGAACTACTATTTACAGGAGATTGATATAGTCTCAAGTATACTCCATTTAGAGATCGATTGGGATCATGTGGAATATCAACAATTATCTCTTTCCATTGATTGCTCCAGACTTCTGATGTAGTAGTTGTGTCACCATTAGTAGATATAGTATACAATGTAGTCCAAGATGATCCATTAACCGAAGATTGGAGATACACTGAGTCATATGGAGTATCTCCCCATCCTCCACCCCTATTAACATAAAACTTTAACTTATTATAACCATTTAAGAATACTTTTGTAGTTGTTTGCGCTGTTCTCGTACCATTTTGAACTCCAGTAGTACCAAAAACTACTATTGGGGTAGTTGTGTATATCTCATAGACGCTAGCAGTATTCATAGAAGAAACACTGCCAGGTGTTGTTAGTACTGCCTGCGATCCAAGAGAAATTGATGTTGATAAATTTAAATCAAAAACTGAAAATGAAGTGTGAACTGAGTCATCATTAGATCCTGGAAGAACAGGAACCCTTGTGTTGTATGTTATAGAAGTAAATGCCCAAGTATCATCTATTGAAGATGATGGTGTATACCAATTAGTTTGTCTAAATCTTAGATATACACCAGCATAACTGAGTGCACCAGAAGGAATGCTAGTATAGGGTATTGATATTAAAGTCCAATTTGAATCTGGAAGTTCTCCAGGCGTTATAGTACGTATATTATTCCAAGAACTATTATTAACTGAATATTCTAGTGCTAAATCATCATCAGCGAAGTCTTCTGGTGCATTACCCCAAGTTCCACCTTTAGAAACATAGAAATATAGTGAATTGACATAAGTTAAAAACACTTTTGTAGCGGTTTTTGCATATCTATTATTTGTTCCTGCAAATCCGTTGGTACCAAAAACTACGATCGGAGTATATGATGGTACTTCTGTGCTAGTGGGCATAGAAGTGACATTTGCAGGTGTTGTTATTATTGTATTTGATTGAACAGTTGGGATAACAATTGTGGATGGATTATTTAAATTAAATACTGACAAAGGACTATTAACTGATGTAGTAGAGCTTCCCGTATCTGTCTCTGACGTAACTTTTGGTGCAAATAATATAGAAGTAAATGCCCAAGTATCATCTATTGAAGATGATGGTGTATACCAATTAGTTTGTCTAAATCTTAAATATACACCATCATAATTCTTTGCACCAGAAGGAATGCTAGTATAGGGTATTGATATTAAAGTCCAATTCGAATTTAAGAGTTCCCCGGGCGTTATAGTACGTAAAGTAGACCAAGAACTATTATTAGTCGAATATTCTAGTGCTAAATCATCATCAGCGAAGTCTTCTGGTGCATTACCCCAAGTTCCACCTTTAGAAACATAGAAATATATTACTTGGACATAAGTTAAAAATACCTTCGTAGAAGTTTGAAGATATCTATTAGATGATCCTGCAAATCCATTATCACCAAAAATTGCGATAGATGTATTTGATGGAACTTCTGTCGAAGTGCCTGGTCCACCAGCACCAGCAGTTGTTACCCTTACGTTTGGTTGAGATGATGGTATTTGATAATTATTTGCGGATGTTAAGTCAAGTAACGCTAAAGATGTATTTCCGCCACTAGCAGTGGAAACCGCAGATGCAGATCCGTATTCTGGTAATATAGAAGTAAATGCCCAAGTATCTTCTGCTGAAGATGCTGGTGTATACCAATTAGTTTGTCTAAATCTTAGATATACACCAGCATAATTTTTTATAGATGACGGTACCGTAATGGTTATAAGACTCCAATTCGAATTTAAGAGTTCCCCGGGCGTTATAGTACGTAAAGTAGACCAAGAACTATTATTAGTCGAATATTCTAGTGCTAAATCATCATCAGCGAAGTCTTCTGGTGCATTACCCCAAGTTCCACCTTTAGAGACATAGAAATATATTTTATCAACCGTATTTAAATAAACTCTATTCTGAGAAGTTGCATATCTATTAGATGATCCTGCAACACCACTATCACCAAAAACAATGATTGGAGTAGTTGATGGCACTTCCGTGCTAGTGGGCATAGAACTGACACTTGCAGGTGTTGTTAATCTAGAGTTAGTACCTAAATTTGCACTCTGAATATCAAAAACTGCCAAAGAACTTGGGAAATTTCCACTATCATTACTTTCTGTTGGAATTTCGAGATAATCATCAAAAATAAGCGATGTTACTGCCCAAGAATCTTCATTTAGTATTAACGATGTTTCACTTTGATAAAATCTTAAATAAATTGCACCATGATTTAAAATTGATGATGGTAAAGACTGAACATCTACACTATAATCTCTCCAGACTGATGAAGTAATATCATTATAAGGTATAGTTATAAGAGTGGACCAAGATGATCCAGTAGTTGAATATTGGAAATATAATGTATCGTTAGTAGAAGAGTTTTTAGTAACAGAAAAATATAAAGTTTTAAGAGATTTTAAATATACTTTTGATCTTGTTCTTACATATCTGTATGCTGGCGATGCCAGACTAAAGTCAAATATTGGAGATGTAGATGGTATATTAGTAGTATGTGATATTGTAAAAGATGCAGATCCTGATGTTGTAGCAGTTACGTAGGATAGATCATTTACAGTAGATTGTCCAGCATCTAAAATTGCAAAAGAAAGAGTACCACCACCAGTCCCAGATGGTCCTGGTGGTCCTTGGAGTCCTTGAGTAGATTGAAGACCTTGGAGTCCTTGAGTACCTTGAATACTATCACCAGATATTCCAGGTGCTCCTTGAAGACCTTGGCGTCCTTGAGATCCTTGTCCACCCTGAACACTATATCCTTGAAGACCTTGAACACCTTGATCTCCTTTATCTCCTTGTTGACCAGAAACACCTTGAAATCCTTGTGATCCTCTTGAAGCTTGAGTTCCCTGACTTCCTTGAGGACCCTGATTACTTAATCCCTGAGCACCTTGGCGTCCTTGGTGCCCCTGAAGTCCCTGAAGTCCTTGAGCACCTTGATCTCCTTTATTGCCAGTTGCTCCCGAAAATCCTTGAGTACCTTGATTTCCTTGAGTACCACCACCCTGGACTCCCTGAGCACCTTGATCTCCAGATCCTTGAACACCTTGAGGACCTTGTGATCCAACACCCTGAGATCCCTGTAAACCTTGAGTACCTTGACGACCTTGAGTACCTTGACGACCTTGAGTACCTTGGAAATTACTTAAAAATCCCTGAACACCCTGAATACCCTGAGTACCCTGAGTACCTTGCGAACCACTTCCTTGTGTTCCTTGGAAATTACTTAAAAATCCCTGAACACCCTGAACACCTTGAGGACCCTGTTGCCCCTGAATACCCTGGCGTCCTTGGGTTCCTTGGAAATTACTTAATGATCCTTGTGTTCCATGTTTTCCTTGAGTTCCTTGATCACCTTGAAGTCCCTGAAGTCCTTGAGTTCCTTGATCACCCTTTTCTCCAGCAACACCAGAAAATCCTTGAGTACCTTGAGAACCTTGAGGACCTTGAGAACCAACACCTTGATTACCCTGAGAACCTTGAGGTCCTTGAGAACCAACACCCTGAAGTCCTTGTGTTCCCTGAGAACCACTTTCACCTTGAACTCCTTGAGAACCTTGAGAACCTTGAGAACCTTGGATTCCTTGTGTACCTTGATCACCGGCTCCAGTATTTCCTTGCAATCCTTGAGATCCTTGTGTTCCCTGGGATCCCTGAACACTAAGTCCTTGATTTCCTTGAGTACCTTGGAAATTACTTAGTGATCCCTGAACACCCTGAGATCCTTGAGTTGCTTGAGAACCTTGGCGTCCTTGAAGTCCTTGAAGTCCTTGAAGTCCCTGATTTCCCTGAAGTCCTTGAAGTCCTTGAAGTCCTTGGATTCCCTGATTGCCTTGTGTGCCTTGAAAATTACTTAATGAACCCTGAAGTCCTTGAAGTCCTTGAAGTCCTTGAGCACCTTGAGTACCTTGATTACCTTGATTACCTTGAGTACCCTGAAAATTACTTAATGCTCCTTGAGTGCCTTGAGCACCTTGAATACCTGCACCTTGTTGATCGGTAGATTTAACCCAATATCTTTTACCAATATTCCCATCAACAGCAACTAAAACATACTGTTCTCCCGCAGGAACAGGATTTACACCAGTAGAAGATACTCCTACAATAGGATCACCTAAATCTGGTTCAGCTTGCTCTAATCCTAAAAAATCATATCTATCGGAAGTTATACCCGTTTGATCAAATCTTCTTACTCTTCCAGAATTATATTTTGCCATATTATTTTAAAATTATTGTTTTGCAGTTTCTAATACACTAAGAATAAGTTCCAAAACACCATTTTCATTAGCACTAATTTTAATAACATCCGATGTTTCTAATGCAAGTCTTCCATCAGAAACTAAATTAGCACCATCATTTGGTGGAATTGGAAAATCTTTAGCAAATGCATAATCTGAAGGACTTTCAGTTGAGCGAGAATGATATGCGGTTACTGTATATGTACTCAAGGCTACACCAGAAGAAACATTAGTTACTTGTGATAAAATGATAATAGATGCTACCCCAATTGGACAAGTATATATGCCAACGTTTTCAGTAGTTATTCCAACTCTAATTGATCTAAATTTATTAAGTGCTACTACTGCCATTTAACTTAGTGCAAGAATAAGAGGTGTTACTGTATTTAACAGACTTTGACTAAATGCTCTTCCGCTAATTGTTCCTGTAAGTTGATTAATTGTAAATTGATCACCAATTTTAAAATTACCTGCTTGGTCCGTGCTTGTGTAAACAACTTGCCCACCATTTAACATTACAACTTCATTTTCTTGAATGACAACACCACCTAATGCAGGTTTTGCTTGGAAAATATTATTACCAGCACCAACCCACTCAAATGAATGGGATGATGTAATTTGTAAACTTACTCTACTAAAGTAAACTGTTGTTCCCACACTAACTGTATTATTTAGATTCTGATTAAGAACGATAGTCGTGATTCCTGCGCTAGGTAAAGTAGCACTTTCAATGGAATAATATAATGGATACATATCTGCACTTGCAATTGCTCCAGATCCACCACCACCTACCAATTCAATGGATGGTGGATTTAAATATTGACTACCACCACTTATAATATCAATAGATGTTACTCGCCCATTTCCATCTATATTTGAAGATGCTTCACATATAATACCATTTGGACCTTCTGGAGATGATACTACAACTACTGGTGGTGATGTGTATCCAGATCCACCATTAGTTACATTGATTGTTTGTACAGTGAAATAAAGTTCTCCAAAATAAAGTGCTTGACCATCGTATGGACGATAAGAACCTATACCACTTACCACAATAGTGTCTTGTTCTACTTCAGCATCAGCATTGGTAACTCCAGTGTATCTGTAAATTGATTTTGATGTTTCATCGCCAACTCCATCAGCAACAAGACCCAATCTACCAAAGGAAGAGTTGGAGTTTGTTAAGTCGCATTGCCCACCAGATGCAGTAAAGATTGCAATATCATCACAAATAGTGAAGATAGAAACCAACTGAGCATATGCACCATTTGTAATAGAAACTCCGATGCCACCTTGATTGTATTGGGTATAAGAATCAACACTCATAGTTCCAGTAACACCAATATCTGGCAAATCACCGGGTTCTGCCTCAAATCCATCAATTCTCATTCCGATACTATCTGGAATAAAATTGGTGCAGTTTCTAATATAAGGACCTTGTACAATATTACCAACACCTTTAGAATATGGTGGAATTACAGCGCCACCAACAACATAGGTATGACCAATTCCAGTAGTTCCCACATCAACAGAAAATTCACCAGTGGTATTATCTGCGGATAAAACACTGAATACGTATCCATTGTTTCCAGTTGGGAATATGGTTGTTGTTGCAGCACCACTTGAACAGGCAAATTCTAAGTCTCTTAAAGTTACAAAGTCGCCGCTTCTTAAATTAATTCCAGGTGCTGTTATAGTTACGATACCTGTGGTATTACTATATTCTGCTTCAGAAACTGGAATCGTCCTGTTAATTACATACCCGCCAGAAACATAATTATGTGAAATTGTAGAGATTCCAGTATAAACATCAAAGGAATTATCAGAATTGACTTTGGTCACATAAAACTCATATCCATAATATCCTGATGGGAATTTCTGAGTTGATGTTGGACCTCCAGAAGAACACGAGAATATAAGATCTCTAATTTCAATTAAATCACCGACTTTTGGAGTGAATCCTAGAGTCTTAATTGTAGTTTTTCCGGAAGTATTTTCATAAACGGCACTTGAAACTCCTGCAAGTGTATCAAATCCATTTCCTCTATTTCCGGGGTATGTGGTGTTAAATCCAATAGTTGAAAATGCAGTAGATCCAAGACCAACAATTGTTGTTACAACACCAACACAAACCTTCATGGCGGAAGTCACATCAGCACAAGAATTAATAACATTATTAAATCCTGTATAAGGATCTGGTTGCATCGCCAGATCTTTTACTTGTAAGAACTCATTCTGGAAGTTCTCGTACTTTTGAACGGTTCCACCAGAAACATAAGTATGAGGAAGAACAGTTTTACCACCAACAAACTCAAATGTATTTGGACCAACTACAGATTTGACTGGGAAAATATAATTAAATGTTCCATCTGGGAATGTATTTGTTGTATAATTGGAAGTAAGTGTACCACCTTCAACATAAGTATGATCCAATGTTGAAATTCCAACATTTACTTTAACCACATTTGATGTGTAGAGTGCGGGATAAGAACTAAGATTCCCTGCAGTAATTACAGTTGTAATAATTCCGATCAAATTATCAATATTTGTTCTTACATCAGCACATGAAGTTTCATCCTGATTATCACCAGTTAAAGGATCAGCAGTAATTGTCAGGTCTTTAACATTTAATTGATTAGTAATTGCTTTCTTAGCATAATCGCGTACTGCATTAAATGCAGTTACACTTTCCGCCTCTTCGCCAATCAATCCACCAGAAATTGGTGTACCATCTTTATTAAAGTATGCTCTAGTTGCCTCACGAATAAACTTATTGGTTCCGTATCTTACATCCTTGATTAATGCGTCTACAATGTATCCAATATCTCTACGGCACTTATTCTCACCAGAAACAAAGATACCTGGATTATTGTAAATTGTATTGAGAGAAGAAAGTGAACCGGCAGAGATGACTGTCGTGGCAAGAGAAGTTAGAGTATCTAAAGCACTTTGAACGTTTGCACAAGAATCAGGATCAGTATTAGATCCAGTGGATGGATCTGCAGTAAGAGTTAAATCCTGAATCGTAAGTTGGTTTGTAATTGCCTGCTTCATCAGATCTCTTGCCTGATTGAAAGCATAAACTGATTCAGTTTCTTCTCCAACTAAACCATTAGAAATTGGAGATCCATTATTAAAATATTGCTTTACAAACGCGATTACATAAGAATTGCCGCCAGTAAAGATATCAGTCGAAATAGCATCAACAAAATACCCAAGATCGCGCTTACACTTGGTTTCTGTTGCAGAAATTCCAGGATACTCGGAAACAGTTGCAGACCAAGCACTATTGACAATCTCAGTTCTGTTTTGTTGGATTAAACGATAAGAGTCCTTAAATCTAGAGAACCTTGTTGTTTGAACATCATTTGGATAATAGAAATCGGGATGAGAAATTGCAATTGCTGCAAGTGATTTATCAATAATTTCAGTTCTATTACTTTGAATTAAGTTTGAAGCATCAATATAACGATTATCTGTAGTGGCAATTACGGTGAAGTCATATCCAAGATTACCTGATGGGTAATATGCAGTTGAGGGTCCACCGCCACTATTACACTCCCAAACAAGATTTTCTAATTTAATCTTTTTACCAGGTTCAATAAACAAATGTGCTCCCGTAGTTGTTCCCAACCCGACCGCAGTTACAGTTGTAATACCTGTGGTGCGATCATAAGATGTAGTTGAAATTCCAAAGATAGGTGTATAAAGTTTAGAAACTTGCCCACCATACTGATAATCATGATCTAATGTAGAAACTCCAACATTTACTGTGAATGTTTTTCTATCTAAAATATCTTGAACTGTAAATTCATATCCAAGATTTCCCGATGGATAAATTGCAGTTGAAGGTCCTCCACCACTATCACATTGGAATACTAATCCTTCAAGTTTAACTCTGTCTCCAGACTTAATTGGGAGTGCGGAAGATGTTTCAACTGTAGAAATTCCAGTAATTCTATCATAAGAAGCAGTTACAACTCCTACAGGGAAACCGGCAGATCCTGAAGTACACGCATAAGTAAGACCCTGAACTTTGACTGGATCATTTTGAGATAGACCATGATTAATTGCAGTTACTGTTGTAATACCAGTTTGAGCATCAAAAACAGCATCTACAACTGTAGTTCCCAACCCAACAGGATAACCACCCCATGAACAATTATTAATTACTGCTCTTGCAATATTGAATGAATAGTCAAAAGTTGATATAGTTTGCTGAACTTCTCCTGGATTTTTAAGGATTCCACTCTTCAATGTCCAATCTTCATTGTAGTATGCTTTTCCTGAAGTAACTGATCTAGAATTACCACCTCTTGTAATATCATAAATTATTCCTCTCCAGACATCTTTAATATCATCAGCACAGTCATTACTTTCTAAAGTAACTCCATATCTAACTGCAGGAGCACCACTAGTTGAACCTGCACCAATCATACTAGTAACAATACCTACAAGTTGAGTAATTGTCGTTCCTACACCTACACAACCACCCTCAACCTGTATTACCGAAAGATTCTTAACCTGAGATACGCTATTCCCAACACCCTGATATGAGATTGATGGGGTTAAATTATTAATTACATGTGTTGCAATACCTGCAGCATAATCAAGTGCAGCAATTGTTGCTTCCGAAACACCAACTCCAGTAATATGAATTAAACCACCAGAACTACTGAAATAAGAATAACCTGCACCAATTGATTTACGATTACTATTTGCCTTTAGATCATAAGACACTGCCTGCATAATGCTAACGACATCTTCTTTGCAATTTGTATAACTACTAATTCCAAGTGTAAAATTATATCCAGAGGGTGATGTTAGGAATCCAACTGCTTCAGCAGCAATGTAATTTAAATTCGAATCAATTAATCTTGCAGCATCTTGCTCTCTATGATTACCAGCAAATCCACTAAATCCACTGGTTAAGAAACCTACAGATTCTCTTGCAATATAATCAAGATTTATTCTAATCATTCTTGCAGCATCAAAGAATCTGTCTGTTGATACTCCAAGTAATGGTTGTAGTGCAACAACAGCAGCACCATTTGTTACTGCAGGTCCAATAAAACTACAATCAGTAATATGACATCCATTATTTACATAGATTAAATCTTGATCTAAGTTCTTGGGTGTAATTACACAGTTTCTAAGTTCAGTACCTTCAATAGAAACTGTCTTGGCAAGAACAATTGGATTATCTTCAACATAAGTACCTGGGAATACTTTAATAGTATCTCCAAACACTGCAACAGATGCTGCTGCTTTAATTGTTTTCTTAGGATAGTTTTCTGCTAAACCAGTATTATCATCATTACCATTTTGTGATACGTAAATAGTTTTTCCAACTGGTTTATATGATTGAATTTCAACTTTACCTTTACCGGGAATTTGAGTTTCAAATATATCAATGCCAATACCAGGAACAATTTGAGTGACAATTCCAACTAAAGTATCACCAGAACCAAAATATTTTGTTGCGGTTGTAGTTCCAGCAACTGTTAAAGTTTCTGTTATTATACTCGTTCCGATTCCAACACTACCAGAAGAAGGATTATATACTAATTTTTCAGATGAAACATATTCAAGATTTGTTGTTCCGCTTGTTTGTTCTAAGAATGATGGATAATATGTTTTATCAGTAGTATTATTATCTTGAACAAAAATTAAACCAGACCCAGGTATTCCTTGTAAACCTTGTGTTCCCTGTGCTCCTTGCAGACCCTGGAGACCTTGAAGACCTTGGGTACCTTGAGGTCCTTGAGATCCAACACCTTGAAGACCTTGTGTACCCTGAGTTCCTTGAGTTCCTTGAAAACTTTGAACACCCTGGACTCCCTGGACTCCCTGGACTCCTTGAGTACCTTGGCGTCCTTGAAGTCCTTGAAGTCCTTGGGTTCCTTGATTTCCCTGAACTCCCTGATTTCCTTGAGTGCCTTGAGTACCTTGATTTCCTTGAGTACCTTGGAAATTACTTAAAGATCCTTGAAGTCCTTGAAGTCCTTGAAGTCCTTGATTTCCTTGAAGTCCTTGATTTCCTTGAAGTCCTTGATTTCCCTGAACTCCTTGATTTCCTTGACGACCTTGAACACCTTGAGAAGATTGAAGTCCTTGAGTACCTTGGAAATTACTTAATGTTCCTTGAAGTCCCTGATTTCCCTGAGCTCCTTGATTTCCTTGAGAAGATTGGAGTCCTTGGGAACCTTGATTACCTTGAGTACCTTGGAAATTACTTAAAGATCCTTGAAGTCCTTGAGCACCTTGAGCATTTTGAAGACCTTGGGAACCTTGAGCACCCTGACGCCCCTGAACTCCTTGATTTCCCTGAGCTCCTTGTGAACCTTGGCGTCCTTGAGCACCTTGATTTCCTTGAGTACCTTGGAAATTACTTAATGTCCCCTGAGTACCTTGTCTACCTTGACTACCTTGAAGTCCTTGATTTCCCTGAAGTCCTTGATTTCCTTGAGCACCTTGATTTCCTTGAGTACCTTGGAAATTACTGAGATTGCCTTGAGTACCTTGGAAATTACTTAAAGATCCTTGAAGTCCTTGAGCACCTTGGCGTCCTTGAAGTCCTTGAGCACCTTGAGTTCCTTGAGTACCTTGGAAATTACTTAAAGATCCTTGAAGTCCTTGAGCACCTTGGCGTCCTTGTAAACCTTGGAGTCCTTGTAAACCTTGGAGTCCTTGAGTACCTTGGAAATTACTTAAAGATCCTTGAAGTCCTTGAAGTCCTTGAAGTCCTTGGAGTCCTTGATTTCCTTGGGTACCCCCACCTTGAAGTCCTTGATTTCCTTGAGTACCCTGGCGTCCTTGAGCACCTTGATTTCCTTGAGTACCCTGGCGTCCTTGAAGTCCTTGATGTCCTTGAAGTCCTTGATGTCCTTGAAGACCTTGAGTACCCTGCCAACCAGAACCTTGAAGTCCTTGAAGTCCTTGAAGTCCTTGGAGTCCTTGATGTCCTTGAAGTCCTTGTGAACCTTGGCGTCCTTGTAAACCTTGGAGTCCTTGAAGTCCTTGAAATCCTTGTAAACCTTGGAGTCCTTGATTTCCTTGAAGTCCTTGATTTCCCTGAAGTCCTTGTGAACCTTGGAGTCCTTGATTTCCTTGAAGTCCTTGATTTCCTTGAAGTCCTTGATTTCCTTGAAGTCCTTGATTTCCCTGAAGTCCTTGATTTCCTTGAAATCCTTGAACACCTTGAGGTCCTTGCCTTCCTTGTGGTCCTTGAGATCCTTGAGATCCTTGAGGTCCTTGAGGTCCTTGATTACCTAGTCTTCCCTGAGCACCTTGGCGTCCTTGAGCACTTTGATGTCCTTGTGCACCTTGAGATCCTTGCCTGCCTTGTGGACCTTGTGGACCTTGTGGACCTTGCGGACCTTGACGACCTTGTACACCTTGAAAATTACTTAAGGATCCTTGAATTCCTTGATTACCTATTCTTCCCTGAGCACCTTGGCGTCCTTGAGCACTCTGATGACCTTGAACTCCTTGATTTCCCTGACGACCTTGAAGACCTTGTGTACCCTGAGTTCCTTGAGTTCCTTGAGTGCCTTGGAAATTACTTAAGGATCCTTGTAAACCTTGGCGTCCTTGTGCACCTTGAAGTCCCTGATTTCCTTGGGTTCCTTGATTTCCTTGAGTACCTTGGAAATTACTTAAAGGTCCTTGAAGTCCTTGAAGTCCTTGGAGTCCTTGGAGTCCTTGGAATCCTTGGAGTCCTTGAGTACCTTGGCGTCCTTGAAGTCCCTGATTTCCTTGGGTTCCTTGATTTCCTTGAGTACCTTGAAGTCCTTGAAGTCCTTGAGTACCCTGGAAATTACTTAATGTTCCCTGAAGTCCTTGAAGTCCTTGAAATCCTTGTAAACCTTGGAGTCCTTGATTTCCCTGAAGTCCCTGTAAACCTTGGAGTCCTTGAAGTCCTTGAAATCCTTGTAAACCTTGGAGTCCTTGATTTCCTTGAAGTCCTTGATTTCCTTGAAGTCCTTGATTTCCCTGAAGTCCTTGTGAACCTTGGAGTCCTTGATTTCCCTGAAGTCCTTGTGAACCTTGGAGTCCTTGATTTCCCTGAAGTCCTTGTGAACCTTGGCGTCCTTGAAGTCCTTGTGCACCTTGGAGTCCTTGAAGTCCTTGAGTACCTTGTCCAGCAAACTCACCAGATAATCCTCTAGGGCCTTGAACTCCCTGAACACCTTGAGCACTTTGATGCCCCTGAACACCTTGAACTCCTTGAGGGCCAGTTGCTCCAGAAGCATAAGGAAGATCATTCCAAGGTGTTTCACCATCACCAAATTTAAATTGATTTGTATCAGACTCTACACCGAGTTGACCTTCTTCTAAGATCTCATTTTCTTCAACCCATAAACTAGAAATTTGATATTTTCCCGATTGTAAATTTTCGGGAACATTTGGTGCAGTAATATTTTTAAAAAATGTTACTTTTTCGTTAAAATAGGATTCTTGACCAAATACTTGTATATCGTCTGACATATTAGAATCCTATTACATTTGTTTTTGCTATATCAAATGCTGCAGAAACTACATCAGCACCAACAAAACTCTTTGAAAATACGTCCATTCCAAAAGTACTTTTCACTAGATTTCCAGTTAATCCATCCTGATCTAGTTTATTTCCCTTCATAACAACTCTTCCTGATCCAGAATTAAGACTGATGTTTCTTCCGGCTTTAATATCAACATCTTCATCAGATTCTATCATTATATTCTTACCTTTAATTCTGACAGAACCATTTCGCATGGCGGTAATGGTAACATCCCCATTCATGCCTGCAATTACAACATCAACCCCATCACTTTTTTCTTTATTACCTGCTATAATTTCAATTTGACGATCATTGTAAATTCTATATAAACCACTTTCAGTCATTCCAGAAAGATTAACATCATTATTGTCAGTTACTGAATAAAAATTATACACCGATTCCCCAGAACATCCCATCTGAGGATTATTGTTTTCAATTCTAAATTGTGGTCCTAGACTAAAAATGTTTCTAGATTCCCAATTTAAATTCGGTCTTTCTGCCATTTTTTATTCCACACAATCAACTATTATTTTCAGATCTCCTATTTGAGATTCTTCTTCCAGAGATGTAGAAATTTCGCCAACAATTGGTTTTAATATTGCACCAATTCCAGTTTCAGATATGATTCTCATTGATGGTGGTGGCGAATCACTAGTTATTACGTTAGTATTTATTGTAGGTGTTCTACGAACTATATTTTCATTAGGTAGTTCTCTTTCTTCATCAATGTTTTCTGATAATGGGATACCAACTTCTATGTTTGCAGAAATTATGGTTCCAAAATCTTCATCTATATTAAGAGTATACTTATTACCATAGTTATCGATAGCATAATCACCCTTAGAATATCCCGATCCAGAATCAACAACAGTTACTCTAGATACTCCATATATTGGAGAATCCGTAAAGTCTGCTGTAGATATTGAGGATGATGGGTCAATATTACCTATTGGATAATTTTCTCCGACAGACACAATATAAATGTCTTCAATTTCTCCATCATCATTAATTACAGATCTAGCAATAGCACCATATCCTTGATTACAATTATCTTCAATCTCTACGAAAGGAGGGTATCTATATCCCTTACCCTTTTTCTTCATTTTGATTCCAATTACACTTGCGGTTATACCTCCACCAAGAACAGGATCAACAATTTCATTTTTTGCAAACGATCCCAAAATTACCGATGCCTCTGCACCTTCTCCCCCACCACCAAATATATTAACTTTTGGTGGATCACAGGAGGTTGGATATCCTACATAACAATCTTTTAAAGATTTATTTTTTTTAGTTTTCTTTTTCTTTTCATTAAATACATCAAAATCAAGATTTTTTAAGTTTGATTTAGTTGCATTTAGTTCTCCTACAATATCTTTAAATAATGATTTCTCATTAATGCTACTTCTTGCACCACATCCTATAGTCCACTCTTTAATTAATCCCTGACACTTTGACTTTGATTGGTTGCAATCAAATAAACCACCTATAGATTTAATGATATCAATACCACTTCTAAGAATATTGACAATATTAAATCCTGCGCTAAGTATTTTAGTTACACCACCCAACACTCCAGAAAGACCACTACGAATTTTATCAATGATTCCATTTATAAATGCACCAGCAAATTGAGTTCCAGCACAAGTAACAAACTTTTTAACATTATTTAAAACAGATTTAAGAAGATCCTTCACCATTCCAGCAAGACCATTTACAACTGTTGCTGCAACGCATGGAATTGCTTTTTCTAAAAGTTTAACAGGAGGTACCATTGCAGTTTGTGCAGCAACACCTGCCAAATGAGCGGCAATAGGACTACCTGTTGCCGCCAAAACTGCTGCATATACTTTTTTGTATAATAGATCCAATCCTTTTTGAAGAATTGGAATCAACTTATTAAACAAAGAATTAAACATTTGACCAACAATATTATTAGCAATCCCTACTATTTTTTCAACCGAACGATTTATTTCGCTTGTAAAATTTGCTACCTTGTTTAATCCAGATTCAAATTTATCCAATAAATTTGTAACTTCAGAAACTATACCTTTAACTGCAGTATCATCACAACTATTTGCAAGAACTATTTTTTTACCAATTCCAGAATAAGAAGTTATTTCATCTTTTCCCTTTTTGGTATTATTTAATCTTTGAGTAACTGAAGTAGGAACATCTCTAGGACTTTTTTGTGATTTAGCATTTTGCTCATTAGTTTCACTTGGATATACTTGCCCATTAGGTTTATCAATATTGCTGGTGTATCCAGTAAAAGGAGTGAATGGTGAACTGTACTCTTTTGTTGAGACGCCTTCTGTTCTTCCAAAACAACCCATAATAACAGGAAGTTGACCGTTATCACCATCAAGAAAAAATCCAAAAACTATATCTCCAGGTCTAATTTTTTGGGTGACTGCTAAATTTGATGCCCCAGATCCAGAAGTTGTTGGCAACAACACTTGAGCCCAAGGAAGGTCTTCATTAGAAAGTTCTACAGGATTATCTGGATGATATCCCATAATACGAACTTTACAGCGATTTCCCCATCCACCACCACTAGACTGTTTACCATTAGATTCTATTGGTGGTACCTGCCCAATCCACCATCTAAATCCATCTCTACCTACAAAATTACTATTAACTAATGTTTGATCGATCATTTATTTTTTTGCTGTTTTTTCCCAAAAGTATCTCTAACTAATTTCATAGATGTATATGATCTATTGACATCAAAATGATGACATAATTCTTTTATCATATATAGTCCACTTGTTTCTGGATCATACTCTTTTGCATCAGATTCTGAAATTTTAGGAAAATTGCATTCGATAATATCACCAGCTCTTAAATTAGTGTTGCAAGAAATCATAACATCTAGAGATTGAGTAAATAACACGTTATACCTCATCAATCCCTGAGATTGATATTTTCCAGGATCAGCATTTTCCTTAGTAGAAACACCTTGTTCCATAGTACCAATATCTAATACTTGAGATATAATTCTTGTTGGTACATCTCCAAGACCAGTATTAGAACTATTTGAAATTTTTGGAAGTTTCAATTCGCTCCCCAAATTATTAGTCTTCTTTGAATAATCTGATAATTTAAAAACACTATTTGTAAATGAAAAATTAAGAAGATTGAAATAAGACCTTTGACTACAATATGTCCCCATCCTTAATTTTTCAATTAGATTTTGATTTCTGTCTACTAAGTAATTTAGAATTCTAAAGTCATCATCAACTTTATTAGTATCGTCATAATTATTTGTAACTTCACTGTGAGTGTAAGTTGCCTTTGCCGCTTGATCATTTAATCCATCAATTGATCTAAATTGAAATCCATCCCTAGTCTGATAAAATAAGAATCCTGCTGTTCCATCTCCAGAAGATACTGGTACTCCTTTTGAAGCTAACCACACCAAAACTGTAAATGGTTTCCGCATATTTCCAATAAATCCATAATTATTGGATGTTTTATCAATTGTACCTATTTTGTCAGTTTTTAAATAATCGGAAAGAATACTTCTAACAGAAGTATCAATACTTGATGATGATGGATATTTTTTAGGTACTCTAGATGTCTCATTAGTAATTGCCTCTCTAGAGACTAAATGCAAAGTAAAACTTTCTTTTTGAGTTTCTGAAATGACATCAGAAATACTAGATACATAAAAATAGTCTTGAGATTTTTTTGAAAAATCTAGTCCAGGATTATTTTTACTATTTCCTGAAATTTTTACCGCCAATCGTTCACCACCACGAAGTGGAAGACCATTATATAAAGACTGTTTACTTCCATCTGGATTATCTTTTGATGATATTGTATTTCCAGTATTAACTACTTTAACTTTTGCAGTTATTGTGGGTGAAAAAATATCTTCAAAGTATTCAAAAGAAATTACACCAGAAGTAATGTCAACTGTTCTACTTCGATCATTAGACTCTATAAAAAACTCTTCGAATATGGATTGTTTTGTTGACATTATAGATAAGACAAATCTAGTAGAATTTTTTGTTTAATAAATCTATTTAACACATTAAGTTCATTCAAAAATTGACCCTGTATTTGTTTTTGTGGTTTTGGCATTGTTGCCGAAACCACTTGTTGTGGTGTAGGTGCTGGAGGATCAACAACAACAATTTGCTGCCCCTTTCTTTCTGGAGTTATTGATTGTGGTATTTGCGATTTTACCACTGGATACAAAGTAGATGTTTTTTGTTGACTTACACCTTCAGTTGCCTTTGATCCGGGGGCACCATGCGATACAGTAATTCCACCAGTACCGATAATTTCTGCTTCTCTACCATAACCACCTCGATAATAAACTTCACCAACAGCGAACGGAAATTTAGTTGCGGATCCTACTTGAGATGGGAAAGTTTGTTTTACATTTGGATTATGCTCTTGAATATCAACAGCAGCACTACTTCTTGCACCATGGGCTTTTTGTTCTGCAGATATCAAACCTTTTAATTTTTGATCGTCGGTATTTTTATCTGCATTTTTTTTAATATTACCAAAATGAATCCAAGACCCTCTAGCAAACATTGCCTTTGCTGCTCTAAAAGCAACTTCACGAATATTTGCCAACTGTTGAGCAGTTGGATTTGCAGTTTTAGCATCTATATGAAAGTGAGTTGCATATGTAGTTTCACCACCTTTTCCAGATCCCCCCTGAATAAGTCCACCAGATCCGGTTTGTGGTATTAGATTCATAGTTCCAGTAGATACTGGTCTTGGTGGTGTTGGTGTTGGTGTTGGTGTTTTTGGTGGTTGTGATTGTCCACTAGGTTTAAAATTTCTAATAAATGCATTATGCTGCTGTTTTCTTGCACCTCTAACTCTTTCGGAAGGTCTCTCCCATTTTACCATCCACCACTGTGCCGCATCTTCTGGTGAAGAAAACTGTGTCTTCAAATATGCAGGACCAGCATCCTCAACTAGAGCATAGTCTAACTGCCCTTTCCAGTTTCTCTGCCAGTTTGGAACATTTGCTGCCATTCTATCACTTCTTGGTTTCTTCCATTGGAACAAACCACCAGCACCACCATCATCACCACTCTTTGCACCAACTCTAAACTTACTTTCTCCCTCAATGTTTGCAAGAATACCCATGGCATGGGCATGAGAAATTCCCTTTTGCCTTAAATATGAATAAACTGCTTGTGGACTTACTCTACCACCAGAAGTTTCTGGTTCTTTAGTCTCTCCAGGTTGATATGGTTCAGGGTACAAAGTATCTGGTGCAGGTTGACCTGGTAGTGGTGCCTCTTCACCGGTATCAATAGATTGAGTCAAAGGTGTTGTCAATAAACTATATCCTTCCAGTATTTCTCTGTTTACCGATTCTATCGCATCATTCAATTCAGTAAGCGATGTTCTTACTCTATTGGATTGATCAGTAAAATCCAAATTTAAAATATTCGACCCCACACTATGAAGAAGTGTGCCAAATCGTTGTACTATTGTGATCATTCCTCCCAAAAAATTTGAGATTATAGATCCCATCTTATAGACTCTAGAGATAAATTCTTTACCTATAAAAATAATAGTAGGTAAATTTTCAACAAGCCATCCAGCAGTAATAAATCCCAAAAATCCAAGCAATCTTTGAAAAGGACCTGCAGAACTATTCGAAATCATAGATGCAGATGCTTTAAATGTATTTGTAGAAACTTTAGATGCTTCGATTCTGTCCTCTATAATTTTTCTTTTTTCATTTTCTCTACGTCTTAAATCTAAAATATTTGACTTATATGCTATCGTTTCCTTAAGTTTTATATTACTAGATATTACTTGATTTATTTTATTGACAGAAATATTGGATTTTAATATTTCTGTTTTAGCTGAAGAAATAGATTTATTAGCACTTTGAGTAAATCTAAACGATGATCTAAGTGAATCTGATATTGCCATCTTAGATTACCACGTTGTAATTTAAAAGAGAATATAATATATAAAAATTATCTGGATTTGACGATTTTATCAATGGAACATCAGTAACACTTTCATCATAATTTGGTTGAGATTGAGTAGATACTTGTTGTTTTGGTTGTGGTTGCTGTGCAACTATTACATCTGGTTTTGGTTCTGGTAAAACATCAATTTTAGGAACTTCTTTAGTTACTGCTGAAATTTCCGGTTCTTTAGTTTGTGTGGTTACTTTTGGTTCCTCTAACCGCATTTTACTCCAATCATACCCCTTTGATTCTGCCCATTGCTTTGCTTGTTGTTTATCATCATCACTCATTTTTGACCAAGCACTTTCAATTTTCCCTCTAGCAAGAGGATTATCTTTGTATTGCCAAGCTCTTTCATATTGTTTAACCTTTTCCTCAGGTATTACAAGGGAAGGTTGTGATTTCATCAAATTCTCTTGAGGTTCTATCTTAGTTTCCTGAGATGGTTGAGAACTTTGGGATTTTATTAGTGGTGTTGAAAGTGGTGGTGTTACAGGAGTTACTGTATTTGAAGTTGGGTTTGGTGGATTAGAAGTGGTGGTGGTAGAATTTGCAGCAGTAGAAGTGGTAGATGGTTTTGAAGTTGGGTTTGGTGGATTAGAAGTGGTGGTGGTAGAATTTGCAGCAGTAGAAGTGGTAGATGGTTCGGATTTTTCAGTATTATTCGCTCCAGTCATAGTATCGGATAATTTTCCCCCCATACCCCAACCCAACATACCAGCACCAATTGTAAGTGGAAATTTTACAATTCCGGGAAGAGGTAATTTAGAAGTTACTTTCATTGCAGTGCTGGAAGCAGCCATACTTGACACGCTTCCAGCGCCTGCCTGAAGATTAGTTTGTCCTTCTGATTTTCTACCTAAAAAATCTATACCTCCAGCGGCTAAAGTAAATGCATTAGATGCAATAGAAGTTGCCTTAGAAAAAAATCCAGAAGTTGGTTTTGGAGTTGAAGAAGACTTTGGTGATGCAGAAGATGAAGGAACTGGTTTTTTATTGCCACCAACTAACCGCCTAATTGCATTTATTCCTGATACAAATGGAGCAGTTATAACTTTACCAATAAGAGATAATATTTTACCTGTTAATCCTACAATTAACTTTATTGCTAATCCAATTCCACCATTAATTGCAAATAAAACTCCACCCGCTATTCCCAGTTTCTGTAATATATTATTTTTAATTTCAGTTAATTTATCAGTATCACCTTCATTTTGGGCATCAAAATATTTTACTATTTCATTAGTTAACCAACCGGTAAATAAAAATAATAAAGAACGTTTAATATTTTCAAACATGTTAGTAACTTTTGGTGCCAATTTTTGAACTGGTACCACAAGAGCTGCCTGGATTCTATTTTCAATTTCGTTTTCTTTTCCTACTCGTACTTCCTGTTCAGTATATCGTCGATTTTTTTCCAGATCTGCATTTAGTCTTGCTTGGTCTCCAGCAGCATCTTTTTCGAGTAATTGAGCAATAGTAGTAAGACCAGCATTTAAAGTTACTATCTGCTGGTTTAAATTGTTAATTTGAGTGTTAACACCAATTAATGACTCTTGATTAGTTTGTATTAACTCTAATTTTTGCTTATTATCATTTACATACTGAGATATAAAACTATCTCGATTAAAAGCAGTGCCAGATATTCTCGTTTTATTAAATATTGCCTGTCTTACTTCTTTAGACAATGGAGATCCTGTAATGGGATCTACCCCACTTGAAGCAACTGAATTTAAATCAACCTCAGCCATTAGCGTTATTCTTTAGGTTTTCCTCTTCAATATATTGTTGAAGAAGGGAAATATAAACTTCCCTTTCCCAAGGAATCATATTTTCTATCTCTGTCAAAGAGTATTTATGATGCTGAATGAGAGCAAAATTAACTTTATAATATGACTCAATAGATTCATGAGCCATAACTAGGCGAAAAAACTAGACAATCCCTCAATTACAATGTCACTCTCTACATCAGTGTTTGGATTTCTAACTTTTATTGTATGGGAAAGTTTTGGCATAGTTTCAAAAAACTTTTCAATCATCTTAAATTGATTTGAAGTTAATTGCTCAAGAAATCCAATAAGTTCTTTTTTTGTACAATCAGAAGCAGACCAAGATTCCTCTTCATTATAAATTTGCTCAATACATGAACATATTAATTCAAATGTATCATCAACACTAATTTCTTGACCGTTTGCAAAATTAGTTTTCACAAATTCTTTCATGGAAGGATATTTCATCCTAATCGATAAATTACCATCAAGTTGAATATCCCGAGAGTGATCATCACCAATTTCTACATTAATTTCATCAATATTAATACTAACTGGTACCTGAGTCTTTCCATCATCTGGACATGTAATTAAAAGATCTACAGACTCTCCTACAGATTTTCCCCGTATATTTAAAAACAAATATTCTATATCAAATGTTGAAAGATTCTCTACCTTTACTCCACGAGTTATAATACAATTGGAGATAACAGTTTTTATTGCCTCAGCGATTTGATTTGAATCCTCACTTTCCATCGCAATAATTAATATTTTTTCTTCTTTAACTAAAAAAGGTCTATACTTAATGCTTTTTTTTAATGATGGTATTTCCAACTCATATGTTGGTGTAGAAATGGCAGGTAATGGCATAATAATCCCATAAATTCAGGTATGTTTATTTATTGCCTCTTGCCGTATAAAGATTCATATAATGTCAAATCGGAGGGAAATAATTCAACTCCATTAGAAGGTATTGAACCAGGAGATCTAGGTATTAATCTTTTTGAAGAATCTACTGTAGACGATTGTTTTGGTGTGGATGATTGTTTATTATTATCAGTATTTTGATAAATTGGAAGACTACTAATCTTTCCACAAACATATCTTTCATATTGAAATGATGCAGATACAGTCATAACATTAGATGAACTATATGAAACTGGAATAGATGAGACACTTATTGGGAAAAGTCCAATAAAATTATAGTTAAGTTCTCTCCTATAATCTCTCTCAAATTTTGTTATAGTAGTAAAATTTGACTTATAATATGATGGGTACTGCATTCTCACAAAATATGCATCATGCCCCTGATTGATGGGTCCAGAAATTCCATCTATTGGATTATGAGATCCACTACTCATAAATTCCATCCAATGCTCTAAAAATTTTATTACTTTATATTTTTTATCAACATAAAACTCCATGTTAATTGGAGCATAAATTTTTGAATGTGCAAATTTTTCTTGAACACCTATATGATTATATACTTCACCAGATGCAAATGAAAATGTTGGAAGAGTTGTTGATGAGCAAAGCAATCCCAAATCTTCATATATAAATCTCGCATCCACTCCTCTTTGTGAGAGATAAAATAATAATTCCGAACTTAGTCCACCAAATTTAACTTCATAGTGGGAAGTTTGAGCAACATTTGTAAAAAGTGGTTTAATATCGGATATTTTACGTGAATATGGCACTCTAAATACCTATATTAGGTTTATATTATTAACTATTTAGATGTCATACAAAGGTAAATATAGTCCATCACATCCCAAAAAATATAAGGGAGATCCAACTAATATCATTTATCGTTCTTTGTGGGAAAGACGTTTCATGAATTATTGTGACTTAAATGAAAATATTTTAGAGTGGGGTTCTGAAGAACTAGCACTTCCATATAGATCACCACTTGATGGAAAAATTCACAAATATTTTCCAGATTTTTATGTTAAAGTGAGACAAAGTGATGGAAAAATTCAAAAATATATAATTGAAATAAAACCAAAAAAACAAACTATAGAACCAAAGGTTCAAAAAAAGAAAACAAAGGGATATATTTTTGAAGTAACTGAATGGGTAAAAAATCAAGAAAAGTGGAAAGCAGCTAAAGAATTTTGTGAAGATCGTCAATGGCAATTTAAAATAATAACCGAAGATGAACTAGGTATCAAATAATGGCATTAACAGGACACGAAAAACCATTAAACGAATATACTAAAAAAGAATTAATTCAAATTGCAAAATCGTATGTAATTTATTATGTTTCCGAAAAAGGATCTGGAAGAACGGGTGGGTATGAGAAATTAAATAAAGAAAAATTAATTTCTTTAATTCAAAATGATATAGATTATCGAAGATCAAATCCAAATTTACAAAATAGACCCAACAATAGGATAGAAAAATTAGTTAATAGTTTATATGGTAGTGAAACTCCAGAAGAATTAATGGATGCAATTATAGAATCTTTATCAGATAATGAATCAAATAGCATTAGTTCTGGTGGATATTACACATTCATCTATTATGCAAAAACACCTGGAATCATATATGATCAACATCCATTGATTCTTGCAGGTGACATAACTGAGAACGGATTTTTTGGATTCAATTATCATTGGGGAAAAATAAGACAATATACATATCCAGAAGTAGCAAGTCCTCTGTTTCCAGTATCTTTATACGAATTTAATTCACTAAGACAATTACCCTATGCAAAATTTATCAGAAGATGATGATAAATAACTATAAAAAATAATGGCTCAATTAAGATACCCATTAAAAAATATAGGTATAAATGACGATTATTTAAAGATAGAGATCGTCGAATACATACCCCCTGGTTTATCTCAATCTGGCAGTGGATTTGCTTTAGGAACTACAGATCAGGCTATTAGAAATAATAAAAAATTATTAGAGACTATTATTTTACCGATACCACAAAACATAAGTGATTCTAATTCTACGAGTTGGGGAGAAAATAGTTTAGATGCAGTTTCCGGCGGATTAATGTCTGGTGCTCAGGAGGTAATAAAATCTGGAACACCTCTCCAAACTGGATTGAATGCTGTGAAGGGAGCACTTGATAAAATAGGTGGTGCTGTTACTGATGCAACTGGGCAAAATGCAGCATCGGCAACATTTGCAGGATTGGCAGTACAGCAATTAATCAGTGGAGAATTAAATATCAATCAACTAGTTTCTAGAGCAACAGGTGCTGTAGTTAATCAAAACGTAGAACTTTTATTTGGTGGAACTACGATTAGAACACCATTTCAATTTTCTTATGATTTAATTCCCAGATCAAAACCAGAATCTGATATGGTTAAAAAGATAATTAGACTATTCAAACAAAATATGACTGCAAGTAAAGGATCTGCAGAATCTACGGGTGGTGGATTTTTTATAAAATCACCAAATGTATTTCTATTGTCATATATGAGTGGTGGAAAAGAACACCCATTCTTACATCGATTCAAACCATGTGCCTTAGTCAATATGGGAGTTAATTATACTGCATCGGGAACATACGCAACATATTCAGATGCGACCCCAGTACATTTACAATTATCTCTTGCTTTTCAAGAATTATCTATTGTATATGCTGAAGATTATAATCAAGGAGAAGGTGAACTAGGAGTAGGTTACTAATGACATATTTCAGAGAACTTCCTAACGTAGAATATCAGTCACCATTAAATACAAGACTATCTTCTGATGAATATATAATTGTTAAAAATTTGTTCAGAAGAGCAAAACTTAGAGATGATCTTCAAAATGTTTTTACACTATTCAACAAATATGAAATAAAAGATGGATCTAGACCTGATACAGTTGCTAAAGAATTATATAATAGTTCGGAGTATGATTGGGTAGTATTGATTAGTGCAGGAATAACAAACATAAGAGATCAATGGCCTTTATCAGATAAAGACTTATACGATTTCTGTTTCGAAATCTATGGATCAAATTTAAATCAAATTCATCATTACGAAACTATCGAAGTTAAAGATTCTGAAAATAGATTGATTCTTCCATCAGGAAAAGTTGTTGATGGAAACTTTACTATACCAGACCCACAAAATAAATTATCAAATATTAGTCCACCACCAGTTGTTGGAATAAGTAACTATGAATATGAAGTTAGAAAAAATAATGAAAAAAGAACAATATATGTTCTTAAACCTGGTTATTTAAAACAAGTAATTAAAGATATGAGAACTTCTTTAATCTATGACAGGTCCTCGGAGTATGTTAATGAAACATTGATAAAGACAGAAAATACAAGAAATACTATATTATGACCATAAGAGTTTAAGGTTTTTATCAAAAGTCATAACATATCGGTGCTTGCGGGAGCGTTCACGCCATTCTCCCTCAGCACCTTTTACTTTTCCACGAGAGTGTTTAGTTCCGTCTGCATAGTAAAAATCTTTTTTTGGTTCTGTAAGACCACAATACTTAAAGTTACAAGCGCGATAGATTGTGCCAGTATGAAAATCGTTATCAGCGTAAGAGATGATTGCTTTAACTTTAGTATCCTTTCGTAACTGTTTAATCGCTCTTGAAACAAACCAAGAAGTGATATTATATTCTGATTGTTGGGTTTCAGGGTGTATGCAAAGTCGTGAAAGTTCAAAGAGTCCTTCTTGTTCATTTCTTTCTAATCCAAATGCTCCTTGCGCCACTTCTGGTACTGGAAGTCCAGTAAAAATACAAACTCCAACTGGTCCTCCAATATTCAAAGGAGAAAACTCATTTTTTCGGAACAAACCATAATTATATCCTGATTTGTAACCCTTAGAATAATCTTTAAGATAGTGATAGGTTAGAAGAAGTTCTTCAGCATCCTTCTTAGAAATCCTATCAATATGGTAGTCAGATTTCATAAAAAAGAGGGGAGGTCTCACTCCCCTCATTATAGCACCTGATCAGTCTTCTGCCAAACGAGCAAAGTAACTGAGGGCGTCATCGTCCTCATCATCATTTGATGTTGCAGTACGACTTGGTTTCAAGTTACTAATTTCTTGACGAAGATCCTCAGTGAGTTCACGAGAAGAACCACGAGTGTACTCTTCTTCATCTTCAACTTCTTCATCAATACGAGTAGAAGTTTTAGTTCCAAGAACAGAACCCATACGCTTTTTCAGTTCATCATAGGTTTTAAATTCACTTGGGGAGATGAATTCAGCAAGAGAATGCTGTTTCTTCCAGATTGCTTCCATAGCATCATCGTCATCCAGAAGAGCACCTTGATTTGAAAATTCACTGGAATCATAATTACGATAACCAGCAACGTTCTTTGCCTTCAGTTTAAAGTTAGCACCTTGCCAGAAATCAAATGGATCAATTGCTTGCTCATCTTCAAACTCAGGTTGCATTGCTTCGGTAATCTTATCAAAGATTTTCTTACCATACTTAAATAAGAATACCTTACCTTCATTAGCAGGATTTGCAGGATCCTTCACAACGTAGATGTTAGAGACGTAAGTCAGTTTACGCTTTTGTTTACGAGCAACTTCTTTACCTGCATCAGTTCCATTGTTCCATAGTCCAGAATTGTGCTCACAAACAGGACACTTTTGATTGATAGTGGTCAGGCAATTATCGATTAACCAACCGCCAGGACCTTGAAATGCGTGTGAATAAATCTTTACAAACGGAAGATCTTCACCATCAGGTGCGGGGAGGAAGCGAATAACAGCATAACCGTTACCACTTTTATCACATTCCAGTTTCCATACACGCTCATCACTGGAATTGCCAGTATTATTCATTTTTTCTACTTCTTTGACTAATTTAGCAGTCAAAGAACCAAGTTTAGATTGCTTTTTAAGATCGGCAAATGCCATGTTAGATACCTCGGATAGTTTGGATTCGGGGGATTTACTCGGATAGTATAACAAGGATTCCCTCAGTTGTCAAGATATTTTTTGAGGGATTCGATTGTCTGGTTCATACTATTGAATAAAGTTTGCATATCAGTCTCTGATGGAAATCCCATCAGGACAACTGATTTGCGTAGGTTCTCTTTCATTTCAACCGCTTTTGGGTCGTCCGAAAGAGATAACCTAGTATACATCACTCTCTGCTTTTCTAGCAAGACTTGAAGTTTCTCAATGTGATTTATCTTAGTCTCACGATCCATTACCCCAAAAGTTAAAATACTTCCGTAAATTTCCTCTTGAAGTTTATTAATTTCTTTCAATTCGTCCTGAATAATATCAGATTCAAAAAAATTACTCATTGATTATAGACCGTAAAATTTTTCTATAGTTAAACACATCAATATTTAGGAATGGCATATATTTTTTTAATTTCAAACTTACGGTTTCCCATACAGGATCGTCAAGTTTCTTATCAAACGTATTCCCGAACAGGAATATCTTATCATATATCACCAGGGTTTCTAGGGAAATTTTCCCGCCCAGGAACATTTTTAGAACGGGCGGATGACCTTTCGAACAGTCGAAAACACTCTCTAATTCGTTCTCCGAGAACAATTCGCTGCTTTGTTCTTTGAACAAGTATGTCAAACTCTGTTGTCGTTTCATCCATTCGGCGTAGTTTCTTTCGCCAGAATTTATAATTTCCCCAATCCATAAGTTCTGTGGGTTATCGGTGGCAGTGAAATTGGACACAAGAAAATCTACGACTTCCTTATCAGAATACTTACGGGAAGTCTTTTCGAACCAATATTTGTCCTTTCGTTTGTTGAAAGAAGTCACACTGGCACGGGTCTTCGCACCATATTTAAAGAAATCGTATTTTGGGTTTGTGAAGTGATTTTTGAGTGAAAGGTAATGTTGGTAAGTTTCAAAGGGTGACATAATAAATTTCAAGAATTACTTTCCTCCGTATTTTTTGTATCTGCTACCTTCGGTAGAAGACCAACCCCTCTTCGTAAATTTGCCCGTAGATTTATTCAGTTCACCAGTTTTGCCTTTTAATTTGGCAAGAACTCTTGTTGGTGATGGGGAATTGAGAGCACCTTTTTGAGTTGGTTTCATTGTTGCTGTTGATGTTGATCTTGATCTTGATCTCAGAGATGGAAGTCTTCCCCCGCCGCCACCATAAGTTCTTGCAATACTAGCAACTGTTGAAGCATAGTTGGGGTCAGTTGCATAAGCACCATGACTTATTTCCCTAGATCCAGGAATTCTACCTCCACCAGGAATTTGAAGTCTTCTGGCAGCATCCTCAACACTCTCTGCTCCTCTAGTTTTATAACTCCACTTGTTCATTCTATCACGAATAGAAGCGTCTAGACTATCATAGTTTTTGAAGTTTGCATTTACCCTCACACTGCGACCATTAATGACTTCCCTTGTTGGCATTCTAGAAGTGTTTTCACGACCAGTTCCTTTTTGACCAAAATAGTTAAAGGAACCACTTGGAGATTTTCCATATCCAGTCTCCAGAGATGCCTGAGCAGCGATAGTATCAGCTTCTACAGGAGAAGCACCAGCAGCGAGTGCTCCTTGCTTGATTTGATTATAAAATCTTTGATTTCTATCTTCTTGCAAGTTATGACAAAACTCTGAGAAGGTTTTCATTTGCTCTAAAACAATATAATCTTATTTATTAGAGTGGCAGTTTTGCTCTTGATGTTCTCTTCATAAAGTTAAGACGAGTTGCGTCCCACTTTAGACGTTCTTTCAAAGATTTTGAAATAAGTTTTGCTACTGATTCTACCTCAATTTCATTATTTTCACAATAATGGCAAATAGCATCAATGTAGTTTAAATTTTCTTCAATTACTATTTTTTCAATTTCAAACGCAAATTTTGATGGCGTTAAAAATTTACTTTCTATTACTTTGTTTAATTCTTTATTTGTTTCCATATTCCTCCAATTTATCGGTAACAAACTCTTTGATGTACTCCGTGAGTAATTTGATATATTTTGATTTATCATATTCTTCATATATCACACACTCACCATTTTCACATGACATAATAATTACAAACTTTTTAACGGGGATTTCTGTAAGTTCATAGAACATGCAGGCATAAGCAGCACACTGAACAAAATAATGTTCGATCCAATCCCTAGGTTTTGGTTCTTTTGATGTTTTAAAGTCGATTATTGCCAATTCACCATCAAATTCCCCAATACAATCTACGGTTCCAGCAATTCCAAGAACTTTGCTGTATAGAGAACCTTCAAGAGCATAAATGTTATTTATACGATTTAAATCATTCCTAGCAATTTTAAATAAAAATTCTGATATTGGTTGAACTTCTGGGAGACTTTCATTTTTTAAAAGATGTTCAACTAAAAGATGCATATCAGTACCACGACTAGTTGCTCTTTTAGTTATTTTGTTTGCTTTTTCTTCACCAATTCTTTTACGCCAATTTGCAAAAAATTGCCTATTCTTATGACTTGTGACTGAAGTAATAGAAAATAGTTTTAAAAATTCTCCATTTTCTGGAATTTTATAATATCGTATACCATCTACTGTCTCTCTTTCAAGTTTTGGTAGATCAATATCAACATGATTAAACATTAATTTTTACCTTTATAGTTTTTCAAATAATGTTGCAGAATAATATATTTCATAAGATTTTTCCATTTAAAATCCTGCTTCCATTTTTGCAACAATATACTCTTTAACAAGTCCAGATCTTACAATATCTTGAACACCAAATTCAATTATATCAAATGATGGCATTTTACGCAATACTGACATAAAATCTACGATACCATTGCGTTCATTTGTTTTCTGCAAATCAGATTGAGAAGCATCGCCACAGAAACAAATTTTTGTATTTTCTCCAACACGAGTAATAATAGAATCCAATTCATGAAAATTAAGATTCTGAAATTCATCAACAATAATGATTGAATTATCAAGAGTTGTACCGCGAAGAAATGATGTAGACCAAAACTTGATGGTTTCTTGAGATTTAAGATTACCATAAAGCATTTCAAAGTCTGCATCAGAAGGCATCTGGAACATATATTTTACCATATTCTTATAAGGAATTTGATAAATATCTGCTTTATCTTCATGTGTTCCTGGAAGAAATCCAATTTCTCTTGTAGCTACTAATGATCTAACAAGATAAATTCTCTCATAAGGTGTTTGCTCATCCAAAACATCTTGAAGAGCATTGTATAGTGTAATAAATGTTTTTCCAGTTCCAGCACAACCATAAGCAACAATATGCTTATCATCATTGTATGATTCAAACAAACGTTTTTGATTGTCTGTAAGAGGATCAACGTCAATCAGATAATCAGAACTTAAAGGTTTTCTACGCTTCATTTGTTTAGCAGTCAATCCAACACCAATTGGTTGGTCAATGTTGCTTCTTTTTCTTCTTGCCATACTAGATTTTTTTTACTTGAGAACCAGGAGCTTTTGATGCGCGATCTAATACTTCATTCCACCCAGGATTTTTAGAGACTAGTTTATTTTTCCAGTCCCCAACTTCTCCTGGAGTTGCACAACCTTCAGACCAATCCCTTTTCCATTCAGGATTGTCTTTGTACCATTGCATAATGTCGTTGACACTCATTTCAACAACTTTTTTTTCACCTGTTTCTTTGTGAATAATTGGATAAATTGCCATAAAGTTAAGAATTCAAGATAATTTATTTAGATTAAGTATTAAACCCATTCAAGCGCCTCTGATACTGCGGGAAATTGCTGCTTAAAGATATCTTTACATGCAAGTGCAATATCCATATGTTCCTGTTGAGTACCATTGGCAGAACGAAGTTGAATATAATGAATCCAACTACGGCAAGATCCACTCATATAGATACGTGTAGGAGTCGCCAGAGGTAGCACAAAGCGAGCACACTCTTTTGCTACACCAGCATCCAACAGTCGCTTGTAGAGGGCGTTAGATGCCGCAAAATGTTCTGAAATTTCTCCTTGGAGTTTGAGTTTCAAGTATCCTGGAATATCATCAATACTATTCTGGCGATTTTTCGTATCTTGGCGGCGAAGATCTGGAATAGGAATATACTCATTTAAAAGATTAGTATCAGCATAACGTTGCGAAAATTCTTGATATGTAAAAGAACGGTGTCGCAAAATTTGCGCTGCAATACCACGATTAGTTTCAATCTCCAATGTCATAAATGCTTGCTCAAACACACTCCAGTGATTATGCTTAATACAATATGCCAGAAGTTTGGCATAGTTAGGATTTTCCTGATTGTTAGGGTTTGAGACACGGGCAACATATGCCATTGTCTGCTCAGCATCAGGAGTTACACTAATCAGTTTTACGCTCATTTACCAAATCCTTTCGAAGTTTTCTTTTCTAATTCTGCAATTTCTTCTTTGACGACTCGTAGTTGTGCTTTCATCTCTACAATTTTTTCTTCTGTATAAAGATGCTCTTGCTTAACAAGTCGTTCAAGTAACTTAACAAGTTTTTTTGCTCTATTAATCTGGGTATCCATCGTCGTCCTCAAAGATTTCGTCGTAATCGTGTAAACCACCCTTTATATCCTCATAGTTCAGATAACTCTGAGTATCAGAGTATAATTCTGCTTTCAAGGAATCGACCAGAAGTTCAAGGTTGCGGACGATAAGTTTTAGTTTGTCTTTGTCCATAAGAATGTATTCTCTCCATTTATTTTACACAAAAAAAGAGGGGTAGTCAACCCCTCCGATTAAATATTGGTTCAAAAGATAACATGTCTTCGAACCATTGTCGCAAGTGTACTCGATAACAAGACCAATACTTACACCCCCTATATGTTAGTTGGTAACAAGCAGGTGGTCTGCTATCTTTATCTATGTCATCATGATGATAGACATAGTTATCCATTTTCACCTCTTTGTTGTACAGTGACCTGCCATACAAAGTTGCGCTTGGTGTAGTTTTTGTTCCTTGACTTGTTTTGCCTTGATGACAGAGAGCCAATTTGCTTTAACTACGTTCTTCATTTTGCAACCTCCACTTTTTCCTCATGCTTGACACCACGATAGGTTTCAAGAATGGTGTGGGTTTCAACTTCCTTCTTGGCATGGGGATCGTAAGATACACCACGATAAGAAGTGTTGTTGCTGTAAAGGTTAAGAAGATTCATCGGTTTACTCCTAAAGAAATGAGATGTTTTTAAGATCCCGTTCCTTCAGTCGTTTGCGTCCTATGCCTCTGGTAGGAAACATTCTGGGTCAGTATGTTCCATCCAATGGATTAGAATATCAGACTTTTCAAAAGGAGTGAAAAGAGTCGTCTCTTCTAATCCCTCTCTCAACCAATTAAAGTCTTCACAGCGAAGATAATTCTCCACTGGGACATGACTAAAAAAGATGAGTGCTAATGAAAGCATAGGATGAACGCTCCGTTCCGCGACTTACTTGCGTTCGCCATTCGAGAATGGTGAATGAACGTATGGGTATTATAACCCTTGTCGCTCATATTTAGCAACATCGGACTGTATAATGTGATACAATTTTATAAAATCTTAATGGTCAAAAAAATTGCCGGGATTTTTTCCCAGCATTTTTGAAATCACTTTCGCTTTTTGGTTTCAGATGGTTTATATCCCCACATCTTGGGGTTAGTTTTACCTTCTGTCCACTTCATTCCCCTAAAATCACGATATTTGTCCCAATACTCGTCAAATATATCAGACTGGAGCCCCTGAACAATATCATGCTTCTGCTCGTGATTGTCACCATAAGTTACAAGATAGGAATCTCTTGGTAAAGAACTATCATTAGCAAAAGATGGATCACAATTTACGTGAATAATATTAATACACTTTCCCATATCAAGAACGACCGCCCCACTGAATATCTGGATACGCTTTTGATACCAAGTCCTTAGTAATTTTATATTTACTTTGAAGGTTTTTATCTTTAACTAAACATAAAATTTCAGATTCTAAAGGATGTAACCCTTCTAAAATATTAATAAACATAGTCTCTCTACGAAGAGAACTTAAACTATCATTACCACCTTTTACAAAATTATAAAATCTTACATATTCTTTACGAATAGTTGATTTACCTTGATCAGTTGCCCCTATTGATTGGGAATTTAGTTCACCCATTTTATATACGGCATCATTAATCTTTTCACTCAATGTTCCACTAAAAGAATTTTGTTCACTAACATTTGAATATGGAACTTCTCCTTGCGGAAGTAGAGAAATAATACTCTCATCAAAATTCCATACTAATATAGTTTTCAATGATGGATCATCATACTTTTGTAAGACTTGAATTTTTTTAACTGTTGATCTTTGTTTATCAACAAGAGATAAAACTTCAAACAAAAAAGGATTTGAAGGTAATTCTTGAATTGGTTTTTCGGACACCACAACTTTTTTAGTTGATACTTTTTTAGTAGGTGTCTTCGTCATCTGTGTCTTCGTGCTCATAATCGTTTTCAAATCTAAAGGCAATTACTTCATCAGGAATAACATTTCCATGATTATCATAAAACTCAGGATGCATTTTTGGCCTCTCCTGATAATTTAACATATACTCTCTGGCAGCCCAACCCCCCAATATTCCAAGTATAAAAAACATTATTGTCAAGAATGACCCAAATACTAAACTAATTGCTAACATTTTTTATCTCCAGAAACTACTGATTTTTTGTCACATTTAATGTAAATTCAAAGTATATTTGTATTTTTCTATTAAAGAAACAAATCAGTTTTTGAAAAATTATTCCAAAGGGTTTAGATCTTTTTTTCTTTCCTCCAGTGAGTATAAATTCAAATCCACGATTTTTTTTGTGGTTAAAGTTATTTATGTCAGCATTAGACAGCTTTTTTTTCCTTAAGAAATTTAATCGTTTCAACGCACCCTCCTATTTTTTTACCATCACAAGATACTTGTGGAAATGTTGTATTATTTCCAAATTCAGAATAGAATTCATCCCTACTAAAGTCTTCGTCTAAAGTATATACGACAAAACTACTATTTGTCATTTCTAAGACTTGTTTAACTTTATAGCAATAAGGACAATTTTCTTTCGAATAAACTGTAAAATTCATAATTGAGGTAAAGAGTATAATTTTTATTATATATTAGTTTTTTAAAAACCCATATTTTTTCTACGTACAAATTTTAAGTCATATGTAGTATATGTAATTGGGATACTGGGATTATTATATGGATATTGATGTGGATGATACTCCCAATTAGAATCTCTCCAATTATTCCCCCACTTTTCTGCAATGTAGTACATATTACAATCGTGAGAGTAATCAACCTTTTCTTTTAAAGATAAATCGGTTCTCCAAGTTTGAGATCCACTTGTTTTGTAATCTACATCACCATGAAGATAGTCATTATCAAGAGATTCTGTTTTTATGTTTTTCAGCATAAGACGAATGTGATAATCACAATCTTCAACATATGCTGGATAAAAATTCTCATCGAATAATCCGCATTCTTGAATTACCCAGTCTTTAATTAAAAATAAATCCCACTGAAATTCTTTACCTTTCACAACTCCAACGTCTTCTTTTTCAGATGTTCTTACCATAGTGTCCAAGAATCCAGGAGTAAATGCAATGTCATGACTTGCAATAATCCAATAAGGATTCATCATATAAGATTTAATAATTAAATTCCAAGCACCAGAGCATCCAATATTTGATGGAAGATTGCAAACTGTAATTTTTTTAATAAATCTATGTGATGATTTAGACAACTTCTCCAATTCTTCGTCAAGTTCTCCCCTACCATTATTATTAATAACACATAGTTCATTAACGGGATAGTCGATACTGTCAATTAATCTTTGCAACCAATGAATTCCATTTACGATTGGAACACCAATAACTGGAATTGGTTTAAAATATTCTGCAGTGTCTACTCCAATATTTCTTAAATTACTTTCCACCTTAGACCTGTATTCATTAGTCAGTGGATAATTTTTTATAAGATCTAATAAAATTTCTTTACTCTCTTCAGACTTTCCCCACCACCAAGCAGCGAGTGATTTTTCATAAAGCAATCCATATTTTCCAGGATATTCTACATCAGTAATCAGATCTGGATGAGATTCAAAATCAGCATACATCAATCCATTATTGGCCTGAATGTAACAATCTTGCCACCATTGTCTCACTTCGGCAAACCTACTTAAAAGAAAGTATGCTTCTGGACGAGATGGAATTAAACAGAGTGCTTGCTCAAGAAGTGATTTTGCACTACCATCCCTAGTTCCCTGTTTCTGATAACAATATGATGCCCTAATTAATGCCTCATATGCAAGATGTTCATTTTCAGATCTTTCTGCACATCTAAGAAAATAAGATAGTGCAGGTGCTGTATGCCCGTTGTTCTCATACCAAACACCCAATTTAAAATTATTAAGTGCATTTTCAGTATCTAAAGAAAATTCAGTAATAAGATTCTGAAGACTTTCGTTTTGATTTATCATGATAGTTTCATCAATAAATTTACCTTTCCAATATTCTAAAACTTGTTTATTTGCATGATAATGGTTATTTTTTTGCCCCGCATTTACATCATCGTCTTGATCCTTCGAAAAGGTAGATTCAAAACTAATTTCTTCAACAAATAATGGAACAGTATATGTTTTTCCAAGAGTTGTAAAAAGAATATTTTCGATCAAAGGCATTACAGAAGAATTTGGTATTTCTAAGCAATACTCATTCCCCTTGATGTAAGTATCTATAAGTATTTTAGCATACTTTCTTTTGATAATATACGCTGTGGCACTCCAATCATCCCAATACCTTTCTCTAAGTTTAAAATCTCCAAAATCTTTGCGTATAGTTAACAACTGTACGGCATCCCAATCGTCTGGAAGTGAATTGATAAATTCTTGCCAGGTAAAATCCCAGTAAGGTATTGTCTCTAAACTAAGATCATCCTCACAAAAAAATGCATAATCATCATCATAATTATCATACCATTCTTTAATTGCTTTTAGGTGTGAAACACAACATCCAGCAGTTCCAGAATTTAATTGATATAAGTATTCTCCTGTAACAACATCTTCAGATTCTGAAAACCTTTTAGATATTAAAGAATTAATATGAATTCCATAATTTAAAAACTGTTTTTCAATATTTTTTTGACGCTCCGTAGATTCTTCGAGAGACAGGTAATAAGATGTGGGAAAATTATTTAATTTTGTCATACCTTTTTCGCAATAAAATACTGTGGATTTACTTCAGTTACTTCCCATTTTGTCATTGGGTCTGCGCAAACGTAATCTTCTTTCATTTTAGATAACCATCCTTGATTTACATTTACATGCATCTGTGCTAAAGAAAAATCAGTTTGCCATTCTAGTTCTTGTCCAGAAAATCCCCTGTGCTTCATTCGTTCTTTTATATCATCTTCATATCCTTTTTCAGTCACCTTTGCTTCAAAATTTTCTGTTCTTTTTTTGTCCGAGTGTGGTATATGAATGACGTTATGATCATAATCTAATCCTCGTTTTTTCAATCCAAGATTTTCTAATCTCATCATAATATCTTGGTCTTCTGAAGCATACCATTTACAAAATCTTTCAGAAAATCCATTTATTTTCATAAAGTTTGATTTGGAGACATACAGAAAACCAAACAGATATTTGTAATATGGATCAAATCCTATATCAATTGTATTCTGTCCGCATACAAAAGAATCATCATCAATCAAATATTCTTTATTATCAAAGAATTTAAAATACGGATTCAAAATATAATCACAATCCATTTTGAGAATATATTTACTTGTAGATAATGATGCCGCAAGATTAAGTGGTTGTGGTTGATTAAAGTATTCTTGATCGGGAACAGAGATTACTTTAATTCTATTATCCCAAGATGTTAAATATTCTAACGATTTATCCGAACTCCAGTCTACAACTATAACCTCAGAAATCTCATTGAAGTTTAACCAAGAACGAAGAGATATGTGTAAAGCATTGGATCTATTTTTGCAAGAACATATAGCAGTTATAGAATGTTTATCAAACACATTCTTAATTTTTTCTCGGGTATAATCTATGGTATTTTTCCACCAATCTAAAAGTTCTTGTTGCTTATCAATCATCGCTTGAGGATTTTCAGATAAATGTATGCATTTATCTGCAGCCTCTTTCCAATTTGAAGCAAATATTGCAGGAAGTTTTTCTTTATATTGGAAAGACCATTTAATTTCATCATCATAAGAAACTATGACTGGAATAGCGCCGCAAACAATCGCTTCATAAATTCTCCAACAATCTATAGATGAATTTCCTCTTCCGATAGGGATGAATTTAGAGTTACTATAAATTTCATGTATTTCTGGTTGAGATAATCCACCATTAGATGCGCAAATATGGTACCAAATTCGCAAGAAATTATTAATCATTTCTTGTCTGTCACCTTTTAAGTAACCAACCCAAGACCAAAAATATTTTCGATCATTAATTGGTTTTACATTTTCTAAATCTACAGGAAAATCATTCAAGTATCCTAAAGGCTTTTGAATTGTATTTTCTGTATATGTTTGATTCCACTGAAAATGCTCTTTTATAAACAACTCACAGTGATTTGCAAGTGAATTGTGGATATTATTATTCTCTTGCCAGAATTCATCCGATAATTGAATGATAATCTTTGGTTTTACTTTTTTGACAACCTCTAGAACTACTTCAAATGGTGGTGCATATCCAAAATGAACTTCAACATTTGGTTGCCTACAACTATAAACTAGTACATCAAACTTTTTATCGTGTATTTGATCAGCATTTAAATACTCAACATCTTTTTCGTACCCATTTAGTAAATCATTTAAGATAAAATCATGAGTTAAAATTACATCTCTGGATAATAGATTGAGAAAAACTACAGAAATTTTCATACACTTAATCTTCAAAAATAAAATCTTGAACAAACTTTTGAGAAACTCTCAATACATAAGCAGCATTATCTTGAAATCCAAATGTAATTAAATAATCATCATTATATTCACACATACCAACTGCAAATTCAACTTCAGCATTTAAAAATGCAAATTGCTTAGAGACTTTTGCAATATCCCAGTTTTTATCCCAAACAATAAACCTATGACGATACGTTCCATCTTTTCTATCCGCTGGACTACGGAAAAGATAAGTTTCGTGATTAAGGCAAAACCTATATTCTTCTCCCATAGGAATAACTTGAGATCCACCTCTAAGATCTATACATCCAAGATCTCTCCAGTTTTTAACTAATACCTGATCGGTGGTTTGAGTTTCAATATTATACTTAACAACTTCAGTACCATTAGTCCACTTTACAAAGTGGTATGGCATATCCAAAATCGGCATCCAATTTTTTTCACAATAAGATCCAGCATCTCCAGTATGTCCTGGAACAGGAATTCGATTTTGATTTAATTCCTTTACACCATTCTCAGTAATTTCAATTTCACATAACTCCATTCTTCCCGTGCCAATGGTGTCAAGATCACGTCGAACACCGCAAGCATATAATTTTCCATCCCATCTTACAAGTCTAGCATCTTCAAGACCAACAAACTCCCAAAGTTCTTTATCAGGATGTTTGGAGGTATCAATATGATGATACCATTTTATATTCATATTCTCGTCCAGTTCACATACAATATTCCAGGTACGTAAACGGAGATCATCCTCTGGATGAATATAAACAAGTGGTCCCCAATGATGTTCAAATTTTTTCTTCTCTGAATGATAGAGAGTGTAATTAATATTCCTAAGGTTTGCAATAATTCTACCGTTATCATTATAAATTGAAGGATTCGTAATAGCAGGTCCCCTCAATTCTGATGATGGAATTAAAAGTGGGTGAATTGATCCACCATTTTCTAAGGCAAGTTTTACAAAATTTTCAGACATAAATTGCTCGTATATAACAAAAAATTATTTTTAAATTTAGTACTTTGATCATTACACTCACTATATATGATAGCACTGATAAGGTCCCAATGTCAACTTGACAAACCTTAGAAAACCAAGTAGACTACCTTTGTCCCGGTTAAAGATACATAATATTAATAATTATAAAGTAACTATGAGTTCTTCGTTTTTAAAGAAAGGTTGGTATTATATTCCAGATATAATTACAAAAGAAGAAGCAATACAAATTAAATATAAGAACTTAACTGGGGCTGTAAGAGATCTTGGAGGTCTTAAAACACACTTTGATCCAGAAAGAGGCAATGTATTAACATGCTATGCTCCACCGGCATGTGCTTTTGTAATGAAAAGAATTCAACCACTCCTAGAGAATTTAGTTGGTGAAGAACTCATACCTTCGTATTGGTTCTCTACAACATATCACAATAAAGGATGGATGAACTGTCATACTGATAGACCATCTTGTGAAATATCAGTAACGATGAATATTTGTGGAGATGCTGCTTGGCCTATTAAACTTAAAGATTTAGAAGGAAACAAACAATCTGTAGTTACACCTGTAGGATGTGGACTTGCTTATCTTGGAATAGATGTTCCTCATTGGAGAAGTCCATTAAGAACTCATCCAAATGACAGATTTATGCAACTCTTTCTGCACTTTGTAAGAAAAAATGGTCCTTGTGCAGAATATGCATATGATAAAAATCAAAAGTGTTATGAATTATTGAGCAGGTGATTCTTCTTCTGGAAGTGGTGGAAGAGGATCATTAATCATATTAATACTTCTTACTTGATCAAATGTAGTTGTTAGTTTCACCAACTCCTCATTACCTTGCAAATTAACTGGAAGTGATGGGTATGAGGTTGGAAAAGTATCAGAATTTGGAAGTACTCTTAATGCTTGTCTCCAAGTTTTAAAATCTTCATCTAAGGTATTTCCTTGCTCGAATTCTTTTGTCACCATCCAATCGGTAAGTTTAAGCATTTTATCTCGATTAACTCTGAGAATATTATATCTTTTTTCTTTCTGACAATTATCAAAAGAAGTTATTTCATTATCCCATTGCTCTTGAGTTAGTATTGAAAGACCTTCAGATTCTTGAAGAACATATGGTTCTCTATAAACTATATCATAAACTGTTACTGTATGAAAATCTTCAGTTGGTTGATCAGGAGATTCTGGATTTATAATTTCTTCTTCAACCTGTCTCTCGGCAGTGCTTACAATAGTAATGTTTGAATTATTTTGATAATCTTCCAATTCATTACTACCTACTGTAATCTCATACTGAAAATATTCTGGAACATGTGATAGAAAAAATGGAATGTCATTTTGGTCTATTAATTGATGTTGAGTTTCCAATCCTCTAATATTTGGCATCATCAAACCAAAACGAGTGTCTGTTGCCCATGCACCAGTATCACGATTAATCCAATAATGCTTAACTAATTGAGACATCTTTTTAATAAACCTCTATACCGTATTTATCGGCAATCTCTTTATCAACCTCATCCTTTGTCTTGAATCCTTTGACTCTCATCCAAGTTACAAGAGTATAACGATTACCAGAAGTAACAGGTTCTACCATATGTGTATACCATCTTGATGATGGAAAACAAACAAGAAGTCCTGGTTCTGGTTTAATTTTAATTCTTAAATCTGGAAAAGAAAAATAACCACCTTCAAAGTCATCATTTAAAAAAAGTACAGTAGATATATCTCTGTCTATTGTCTTCTTCCATACTTGAGTTCCATCAGGATTTGTCCATAAACCTTCTCCATCATTATGAGGTTTATAGTGTCCTCCTGGACTATAACAAAGTAATTGTGGTTCTTCACTATCTCTTACCTCAAATCCATAGAAAGGATTAATCACATTTTTTACTACATTATCAAGTAAATCTTTAACTTGAGGAAAGACTGGAATTAAGTCAGCACACTCTACATCTCTTACTGACTTATCTATTTTTGATTCTCTCTGTCTTGTTTTATCACTTCTTTCGGCATCAAAAACAGACATTCTCTCTTTATGAGATTGTCTCATATAATCAGTTAAAAACTTTAACCCTTCTGGTGTAACAACTTTAGGTTGAATCAAAACATTAGCAAGAATATCATTCATAATAGAATAATGTGGATGCTTTATTTAGTTTGAGTTTACAACCTCTGCTATTGTATTTAATGCACTAGGTGAACCAAAATCAGGAACACTTGTTAGTGTTTCATCGGAAAAATTAAGTCTAAAAATAGTGCAATAATTAGTTCCTGCAGTAAAATATCCACCATAATTACTTGATAACCCACCATGTCTATATTTTATAGATGGTAAATTATTTGCAGAATCAGATACAGTATCATTAGAGAAATCTAATCTACAAATATTACATCTATACAAAAGTGGTGGACTATTATAACCACCACCAAAGTATCCATAAGAATTATTTCCAACTGCTTTTATCCATCCAGAACTAAAAGTCATATCATTTCCTGGAGCATTTATAGTTTCTGTAGAAAAATCAAGTCTTCTGATAGAACAATAATATGAAGGAGATGGAAAAACATAACCACCACCAAAATAACCATAAGAATTATTTGAAATTGATGCTCCTCTATATCTATTTTCTGATAAATTTTTTCCAGGAAGGCTTACAGTTTCACTAGAAAATTCAAGTCTTACAATTGTACAATTGTTAGGACCACCAGCAAAATATCCATAAGAATTACTGAACAAATTTCCCATAGTATTATTGGATGTTGGCAAATTATTTTGGGAATTATTTGCAGTTTCGTTAGAGAAATCAAATCTTGTAATTACGTTAGACGGATTTCCTCCAGCATAATATCCATAAAAATTATTAGAAACTGCTGCAAGATATGCTGATGGTGTATGTACTTTAGCGGGTATTGAACTAGAACTTTCTGTGGAAAAATCATATCTATACATGTCGGAATTTAGAGTGCTTCCATACCTACCATTGAGATAACCATAAGTCTTAAATCCTTTGGCACGATAAAATGATTTGCCTCCAGAGACTGCTGCTGCATAAGAATTAGGTGTTAATAAATTTTTTCCGGGTTCACTTACAGTTTCGCTTGAAAAATCAAGTCTTTGAATTAGGTTAGTATATGAATATCCACCAGCATAATAACCATAAGAACTACTTGAGGTTGCTGCTAAAGAATCTCTTGCTGTTGGTAAATTATTTCCAGGTTCACTTACAGTTTCACTAAAAAAATCAATTTTTCTAATTAGGTTGGTAGGAGATGGTATCCAACCACCACCAAAGTAACCATAAGAATTACTTGAGGTTGCTGTAGATCGAGATGTTATTGTTGGTAAATTCTTTCCAGGATCACTTACAGTTTCATTGGAGAAATCAAGTCTCGTAATTGTGCTAATCGTATTTGTGCCATTATATCCACCAGCATAATAACCATAAGAACTACTTGAAACTGCCGCTAAATTAGATCTTGCTGTTGTTAAATTATTTCCGGGATTACTTAAAGTTTCATTAGAGAAATCAAGTCTATCAACTGTACTATAATATGATGGTGGTCCATTACGTCCACCACCAATGTAACCATAAGAACTAATTGAGGTTGCTGCAAGTTCAGATTTTTCTGTTGTTAGATTATTTCCAGGGTCGCTTACAACTTCATTAGAAAAATCAAGTCTTGTGATTGTATTGATTTGTGCTAGTGGATCTACACCACCAACAAAATAACCATAAGAACTACTTGAAACTGCCGCTAAACTAGATCTTACTGTTGGTAAATTATTTCCTGGATTACTTACAGTTTCATTGGAGAAATCAAGTCTTGATATTACATTATTCTTTGTTGGTGGTGGTAGTCCGCCACCATAATAACCATAAGTAGCACCTTCTGGCCAACTTTCAAAGTTATTATTATCTACATTTTCTACTTGTTTATCATAAATCGAATTTAATCCAAATACATCTCCGACTACTGCCATTGATTTTTACTCTACTTTAAGGTCCGGATTAAATAATGATTGTGGAATTTGCTTTTGTTCTTGCTCTTCAACACCGCGAATAAGTTGTTGATCCATTCCAGTAATTTCTTCAATGCCTGCAGAAACTGCTTGCTGAAGATTATTCAAGAAGTCCATAGGATTGTTTGGATCGCCAAAACTACCTTTGATGCGATTGACATCATCAGTCAATACTGTAGGAGCACTTGCACGACGCATAGAGCGAATATTACCAGCATTCACGCCTGTTCTTGCGGCAAGTAAATCATCAAGAGATTGATTAGCAAGACGACGTTCCCAGTAATTTGGTTGATCTTCATTATATTGATCTCTTGAAACTAATTTACCACCATTCAATTCAATCAAACGATTAATCAATTTATCAAAACATTCAAGTTCTTCTACTGCTGCTTTAAATCCACGATTCAAACCTTCAAGCATACGGTGAAAATGAAACTCATCGATATCATACCAACATAGTTGTTCACCACCTTCACGAGTTTTCCACCAAATTGGTTGAGTCTTATCCTTCCCGTCCCACTTATAATGAAATTCTCTTGCCGATCTCTTTGCTTCAATGACTTGTTGTAGAAGACCTTCCGCTACACTTCTACGATTGATAAGTGCTGCCTTAAATGCTGATGGAATCGTAAAGTTGTCATGAATAATAAATTTTTCAATCTGAAAATCTGAACGACCTTGTGCTAGTTCCGTTTCACTTTCTTCCCAACGAGTTGCCTCTTGAAGAACCTTAAGCATAAATTCATTATTATCATCTAAAACTTCTTTAGATGTTGCAAGTGCAATTGCTTCATAATTGTTAGACATACTTATCCAATTAAACTAATAGTGTTGTTTGTATTTATGGTGCAAATCTTTGTGTTACTGCAAGAGATAATCTTTTATCCGCAACTTCCTTTCCCCATTTTTTACAAAAATGTTTATATAATTGTTCGGTTCTTGAATCCTTTTCTTCGGTTGTTTCATAATCCAAAGATCTATGAGAAAAATGAAGTAGATATGACTGAAGATTAAACTTTGTTTCATATTTAAATTGCTCAGATCTCAATGTATAATCTATGTCTTCACCACCACCTTTTCCAAATTCTTCATCAAATAATCCAACCTTTGAACTGACTTCATGTGGAATATAAAAACAGTAAAATGCTTTGATCAAGTTTGGTGCTATATTTGGTATGTTTGACGTAATTTGAGAGGCAATTTGATTGAGGGATTCTTCTTTTCCAACAAATTCTTCAAGTTCCATTTCATTTTTTATCCAATCACCATTTAGATGTTGATTACATAATGGAATTGAAATTGAATTTAAGTCGCCCAAATTTTGATTCCAGTTTTTTGTAAAGACAATATCATTACTCAATCCAACAAAATCTACACCATCCATAATTGCTTGCTTAAGAATGAAATTCATATTTTCAGCAAAAGATTTTGGAGAAACATTTGAGATTACTGTAATATTTTCATAGTCCTTAGTAAATGATTTATCATTATCAATCAAGAAAAACTTGTCTTGTTTTCTAAAAATGCTATTTCTGAAAAATGTGTCTAATGCAAGATGTGTATATTTTTGAGAACACTTCATGTCCACCATACAATAATATCTCGGTCTTTCTTGTTCTTCTTTTGAAAAACCTTGTATTAAATTTTTCCAGACTGCTGCAATCTTTTTCCAGTCATAAGTTTCTTTTGTGATTTGAGAAAGTTCTTTTGTTGCAGCATAAAATGTCTGAGGTTCTTTATCGAAGAAATCAAAACATCTTGAAAGTTCTTGTGCAAATTCATTCACAAACTTTGGAGATGGTTCCCAACCAACTGGAGTATTCTTTCCAACCATAGGAATATACTTACCACGATTGAATGAGACCTCTCTCAGTGCTCCTATATCGCTTGTAATTGGATAGCATCCGCATACCATTGCCTCTGCCATAGATACACAGAATGTCTCCTCCCAGACGTTAGGGTGCACAAAGAATGCAGCATCTTGTACGTGAGGAAGAAGTTGTTCTCGGTCAATACAAGGAGAATACTCTACACCAGGAAGAGACTTCAGTTCTTCAATTGCCTCTAAGTGTTCTGGTATTTTGAAGTGTTGTTCATATTCTTCTCCGTAAAGATTATGGGAAGAGAATACTTTTAACTTTGCATCTGGATGATTTTTAATGACTTGTTTCCAGATTTTTGGAAGTGGTGCAATGCCCTTGTGTGGTCCAGAAAAGTAAATTGCTGTCTTAGATTTTGGTGATTTGAGATGAAAAATATCTGCAACACCATTTGGAATGACTACAATCTTTTCTGCAGGTGCTCGGTTATATTTGATATATTGTTCTGCTTCCCAGTTTGATACACAGACAATTAAATCAATCTGCGATACAAGTTCGGGAAGTCTTAATAGTTGTGGTTGGTCACAATTGTCATGTGCCCACAGAATTTTATATTTCTTATTTGATTGTGCTAAGACTTCAATACTTCTTGAAACTTCAACATTATTTGGAAAAGAATAATATTGATTGAGATAATAAAAAGAACTTTCAGTTGCTCCAGATTTCATATCATAATGATGTAGATAACTTATTTAGTTTGTAACTGCTGCTAACTGCGTTATTCCTGTTGGTAAATTATTTCCAGGAGTACTAAAACTATCATTGGAGAAATCAAGTCTTATAATAATAGAAAAATATGAAGGTACGTTACTTCCTCCGCCAGCAATATATCCATAAGTAGCACCTTCTGGCCAACTTTCAAAGTTATTATCAGTTACGTTTTGAACCTGTAGTTTTTTGACTTCTTGTAGAGAAAATACTGCCATCAGAGTCCAAAAATAGAATATCTTTGAGTTCTCTTTTTCCAGAACTCCATATGATTATATTTATTGATTACATACTCACTTAAGAACTTTGAATTATCACGATGTATTTTTTCTACCTTATTTCTTACGGTATGCATATTTTCTAACTTATAAACCTCATCATTCTCATCAAATTTTGGTTTTATATTCTCAAAAGTATGAGTAAATCTTGGAAGTTCTAAGAAATCATAAATCTTATTCAATTCCTGTTGTGGATTATTTACTAGATTATCGTAATCAACTAACAACAAATACTTATTGTTCCCTTTATGAAATGCTTCTGTAAGTGCATGATAGGACATTCCAATAATACCTTGAGGAGACATTAGATAATCAGCACGATTATCATTACTGATTTCTATATTGTTTTTAATAAGTCCTTCATCAATAAAAGAAGTTGTTTTGGAATGGTAAATGAGATTTAAAAATGAAGATATAATGTCTTGTATGTCTCTGACTGGACAAATAATCTTTGGTTCTGGAGTGATGTAATCTTGAATATGTTGTATTTGATTGACCCAACCTCTAGATTTATCAATAATAGTATTTTGTGGAGTATTGAAGTAATAATTATGAGGTATAGATGATAATACTTTATGAGCACATTCTGGTTTTGGGTGTGCTTTGTATTGTTCAGAATTATATAAAAGATACTCTTCAGTATAATGTATTGTATCCAAAAGTGGTGAGTTTGTAGATGCGTGTATTTCTGGATTTTGATTGAGTAGTGCTGTTAATAAAGTTGAACCTGATCTTGGAAGACCAGACATAAAATAAAAAGATTTCATAATTTAATTTCAGTTTGTAACTCCCACATCATTACCAATAGTTACAGGTACCTTATTTGCACTATTAGTTGTAACTCCAGTAGAAAAATTTAATCTAAGTATATTACTTGATGCTGTTGGCGTAGATCCACCAACAATATATCCATAATAATCACTCGATAATGAAGCTGAAGATGAGGTATTAACTGGTAGATTATTCGCTGGATTACTAACAGTTTCTGTAGAAAATGGAAATTTATATACCGTGTTAATATATGGAAAAGAACCTCCACATATATATCCTTCAGAATTATTCTGAACCGCTGCGCGACCATCACATGTTGTTGGTGATACTGTACCAATTACTGAAGTAGTTTCACTCACAAAATCAAGTCTAGTCATAGTTGTAAACCAATCATCTCCTGGAGCATCATAATAATATCCACCCATAAAATAACCATATGAATTAGTAGAAAAATTTTGTCTATATCTACCTTTAAAAGGTAAATTTTTTCCAGTATCGGTTATAACTTCATTAGAAAAATCCATTCTAGTTATGTCACTATATTCTTGACTTCCTGGATACTGTCCACCACAAAAATAACCATAGTTATTGTTCATGACATTTTGAGATGAAAAAGATGCAATACCTAATAAACGTTTTTGGGAATCAGTCGCAGTTTCGTTAGAGAAATCAAATCTTACTATTGTAGAAATAGTGCTTGGTCCAGGAGTAAGTCCACCAGTAAAATATCCATAATTATTATTAAATACAAATCCACACCAGGTTGCACCTGTTGGATTAGATGCAGTTATAAATTGAGAAGATTCACTAGATAAATCAAATCTAATGTAAGATGTTTTCGTGTGTATGTATCCATAAGTCTTATATCCTTTGGCACGATAGACTGAAGCACCACCAGAGACTGCCGCCATATTAGATCTTGTTGTTGGTAAATTATTTCCTGGATCACTTATAGTTTCATTCGTAAAATCAAGTCTTGTGATGGTGTTAATATTAAATGGTGGAGAATAACCGCCACCAAAGTAACTATAAGAATCACTTGAAGTTGCCGATAATCCAGATCTTATCGTTGGAAAATTATTTCCTGGATCACTTACAGTTTCATTGGAAAAATCAAGTCTTGTGATGGTGCAAGTAATAGGTGGTGAAACTGGAGGAGTATAACCGCCACCAAAATAACCATATGAGTTACTTGATGTTCCTGAAGATTTAGATCTTTCTGTTGGTAAATTATTTCCAGGATCACTTAAAGTTTCATTTGAAAAATCAAGTCTCCATATTACACAAGAACTGGTTCCACCAGCATAATATCCATAAGAATTACTGGATAGACTTCCTAAAAGAGTTATTCCCGTTGGAAAATTATTTCCTGGATCACTTACAGTTTCATTGGAAAAATCAAGTCTTGTGATGGTGTTAAGACTTGGTGGAGTACCTGGAAGATCACCACCACCAAAATAACCATAAGAACTGCTTGAGGTTGCTGCTAAATTTGTTGTTGCTGTTGGTAAATTATTACCTGGATCACTTACGATTTCATTTGTAAAATCAAGTCTTGTTATGGTGTTAGTGTATGTTGGAGATCCACCACCAAAATAACCATAAGAACTACTTGAAGTTGCTCCCATCAAAGATCTTGCTGATGGTAAATTATTTCCAGGATCACTTACGGTTTCATTCACAAAATCAAGTCTTGTTATGGTGTTAATGTATGGTGGAGAAAAACCACCACCATAATAACCACGGGTAGCACCTTCTGGCCAACTTTCAAAGTTATTATTATCTACATTTTCTACTTGCTTCTTAGAAACTTTGCTAAGACTAAAGACTCCAGATGTCATTTACTTATCCTTCCTGAAATACGTGTGATCCCACATGTGCAAGTCTAATATTAGTATTTAACCAAGCAGAATATCCAACACTCTTTGCTCTTTCAAAAAATGAAAAATCTTCTGGTAAATAACTCATATCTTTTTTAAGTTCTAGAAAATAATGATATGAATTATGATATTCTTTTTCTGTCGGTGGATAATTACTATTATTAGTTGGGGGATAATATTTTAATTCTTCGCCATATCTTTTTGAAATATCTTCAAATACTTTTCTTTTAATCATTGCAAAACCAAAACCAACATTTTCAATTTTTACCAATTCTCCATCCACAACTTCTGGTTTTGAAATATTGTAATTATATCTTAATGGGATTCCTTTCATAGGATATGCACCACAAACAATATCTTTATCATACTTTAAAAGATTAAAAACATCTTCTGGAGTAAATCCAACATCAGAATCAATAAATAAAATTCTTTCATACTCAGTATTATTCATAAAGAAATTAACCATCTTAGAACGGCCCTGTGTAATCAAACTTTCATTTGCCATCATCAACAAACCGTGATCTATACCTGCGGTTCTTAGTTCCTTTCCAAGATTAAACAAACCTTTTGCAGTTTTATCACTAACGATTCCACCATAGCAAGGCAATGCAATTAATAAAGACATAAAAAATTAATTATACTATGTTATATATTTACCCGAAAGAGTGACTGCCAAAACATTCGCAACAGATGCTCCACCAACAATACTATCACTTGCAGCAAGATATTTCGGTTTTTCTAATATTTCAATTACACTATTTTTTGGAATTGTAAGATTATAAACCAAATATCCTAACCTTACTCCAGTTGCTAATGATCCGCGATAAATTGAAATGGAAGCATCAATGTCAGTATTCAAATTATAATTACAGAGTTTAATAGACTGGAGCATTGCAGGATTTGTGGACGCTTGGAATATTTCAGTTCCTGTTGCAGTAGTTACTGTTTTTCCTGTTCCAACATAATCAGTATCATCTTTTGTAGAATATGTAATCCATGCATCAAGTCCACCATCAATACCTGTTGCAGTAGCATCAACTCCAGAAAGTGCTTGCATCCTTAAAATATCCGATGGATTTGCAACAATTGGTTGATCTAAAAATTCAGTTGCACCTTGATATGGAACAATCACTCTTTGTGCTAAAGGAACGTTTGATCCACCATTGAAATCATGTCTTCCTACAAAATATAATTCATTAGAAAATGAATTAGAAATATGAATAGACTCAATTACATATTTCTTACCAGCAGTTGATGGGAATGAATATCCAATACCCGGACCAACAAAAATATCATTTGTTTGTGATTCATTTAGTCCAATACCTGAAGTTACAGAAACATAGATCGATGTAGTAATACCAGTATCAAATGTTCCAGAACCACCGGCACCGCCTCCACCAGCAGCATCAATCGTTACACTTCCAGTAGAACCAGAAATGGTGATATTAGTTCCGGCAACGATGGAAGTTACAATACCAGTTAAGTTAGTTCCAGAACCAGTAAATGAACCAGATGTGGTTACTCCAGAAACATTAACATTGCCACCAACATCAAGAGTTGCAGTCGGAGAAGCACTAGTTATACCGATTCTATCATTAGTAATATCAACACTTATAATATTCTCTGCAGATATATTACCAGTATTTCTAGTCTTTCCCATGACTTATGTTTTATAAGTATTTAGATTATAAAAGAGTGTAGGAACTTGCAGTTCTAACCCAATAATATCTTATTGATCCACTA